CGCCAAGCCCGCGCTGATGCGCTGGAAGAAGCGGCAAAGCATGTTGAACTGTACCCCGCAGCAAATACGCTGGGCGAGGCGTTCTGCAAGAATTTAGCCTCTGCTATTCGCGCACTGAACAAGAAAGGGTGAGGCGATGAAAGGCTTAAGCCCGCTGCACCCATCTTTGCTGGTGAAGCGCACTGCTTATTCTGACCGCCGGCGTCCGTGCGGTATGAGTCGCTTGAACATCACCTCGGAACAGCGTCAGGTGCTTGAAGGCATAGCGCTGGAAATCTTCACTGACATGACAAATGCCGGGTGTTCGCTGCAAGAAACACTGGCGGCCATCTACTTGTCAGGTTTGACGCACGCAACTGAATTGAAAGGATAATCATGGAAGCCAACAAAGATCAAATCGAAGTCGCCGCAAAAGCGATCTATAACCTGTGGGCCGAGTCCAATCAGTACCCTTGGCAGGAAGGCGGCAATAGTGACAAGCAATATCTGGCACGCAAGTATGCCGAAGCCGCTCTTGCATCCGCCCACGTGCCGGTGGGACAGGATATCCCGGAAGACGTTGCGGAAATACTGGCCGAGATTGCTCAGGCAAAGGCAGCATGGCCTCCATTCAACAGTGCACACGAAGGCTTCGCTGTCTTGAAAGAGGAAGTTGACGAGCTGTGGGACGAAGTGAAGGTGAACCAGAAGAAACGCGACCTGCTGAAGATGTACAAAGAGGCCAAACAAGTGGCCGCCATGGCATTGCGCTTCATGCGCGAATGCTGCGACGAAACCAGCGGGAGGAAATGATGTCTTACATGGATCAAACTATGACGTGCACGGTCTGCGGCCAAGAGCATAGCCAGTTTTCAACCGGCATTTGCTTTATCTGCGAGCGGAAAGCGCAAGAGGCCCAGCGTAAGGCTGAGTGGGACGCCAAGAGCTCGGTTGAACAGGCGCTCTTCCATCTGGAGTCGTGGGCCAACCCGCAGCACATGACTTTCAACAGGTACGATGCGAAATTCGTGCTTGCTACGTTCCGCGCAGCACTCGCCAGCCAGGCCGCGCCGCAGGAAAGCAGCAAGGTATTCGAGGACGCCATCACGTACGGCACTGGCTTTATGAAAGACGGTAAACACGTCCCGTACGATGAAGTTATGGTACCCGCGCCCGCAGTGGCGGTGGATGCTCTGGTACTGACTGACGACTGGATGGAATCCAATGTGCCGGATGTTTTAAGGATTGGGCACAGAGAGGCAGACGCAATTCGCCTACTTTGCGCACGTGCTGAACGCGATGTACGCAAAGCCCTTGCCGCCCAGCCTGCACCAGCGCCTGCTGGGGAGCCTGTGGCGTGGTTCGAGTCGGAAGAATCGGCACGAAACAGGCCAATCAAAGAAGTGATGCATGGAATGCTTCATACCGGCATCTGGCACTTCTCGCAGCCGCAGACCAGCAATCCAGTGTGGACGCTCCACGCCCCTGTGGCCAATGCAGGGCAGGCGCAGGCGTCTGCGTTTCCTGAACGCGATACATCCAAGACTGCCGAGCAACAAGGTATGTTCAGAAAATTCGATGTACGCCGCGTTGACGGCAGTGACGCGCCTGGCGGTAAGCATCATGGCTGTCGATATTTCGTGCTGGACCTGGATCACGATGTGCATGCGCAAGCAGCCATGACGGCCTATGGTATTTCGTGTGCAGAGACTCACCCGGAGTTGTCGGCTGATATTTTAGAGGGCGACTCAACGCAGGCCGTTCAGCCAGTGCAAAGCCACGATGAAGACGCCGCGGTCCGCTTGCGCGCCATCTGCGACCGGCTGGGAATCGGCAGTCACGTCCCGCAAGATAACTTAACGCTGTGGGGCGCGGCGTTCGCGGTGCTGGGGCAGGTTCGCGCTGCACTGGACGCGCGCGACAAGCAGGCCGCGCAACCGGCTGGGGATGAGCAGCCACGGCAACGTATGTTCCTGGATGAACTGGATGCCGCACAGGCAGGCGAACAGTGGATTCAGCAATTCGCAAAGTTCGCCAACCGCTGCGACTACACGAGCGACGTGGGCAGCAAAGCACCACCGGTGAAATGGTGCGCATACTTCGACGTGCACGACAAGTTGGTTGCCGCCTATATCCTCACTCGTGACTTGAAGAACTGGACGCAGTTGACGACCGTGGACGCCCGCGCCGCCATCGCAGCCCAGCAGCCAGCGCAGTCCGGCAAGTTCAAACTCGGCGACCACGTCCGCAAGACCAAAGGCAGCCAGTGGACCGGCCACGTGGTCGGCACGTACAGCACCGCGCTGACGCCCGAAGGCTACGCCGTGGAAAGCTCTACGGAGCGCGGATCAGTGCAGATTTACCCTGCTGCGGCGCTGGAACTGATGCAGGAAGGCGGTGCAGAATGAGCGCTCAATTCCTGAGTTGCCCTTTTTGCGGTAGCAGTGATGTCGCTTCTGGGCCATGCGAACACGCCATAGCTTGGGAGGTTGGTTGCCTGAATTGTGACGCGGCTGGACCATCACTTGCGGATAAGACCGAAGCAATTGCGGCTTGGAACCAAAGAGTACCAACAAAAACGACCTGTCTCACCTGCGACGGACAGAAGCCATACTGCAAAGACGCGGTATGCAAACACGGAGACAAAAATGATTGACTTAACCGATACCCAGGCCGTGCTGAATGCGGCCAAGCCCTTCGACCGCAGTTACATCGAGGGCCGTAGCACCGTCATGCTGGCTGGGCAGGAAATTGTGGGCTTCACGCGGCACATGGTGGCTGACCAAGCACAATGCGAGCGGTCCACTCCCGGCCGGCGTTCGACAGACCACGAAGTGGACGATCTGCGCCGCATCAACACTGAGCAGTTGTCGCGCATACAGTACCTGGAAAGCGCCCTGGCGCTGGCCGAAGCGCGCATCAACAAAGGCGTGCTGGACCGGCGCGCGGCGCAGGTGCCGTTTGAGGGTGAGGACCGGCGCGGCAAGATTTGAACGCGAAGCCCCGCCGCGATCTGCGGGGCATTTAGGAGAGGCATCATGGAACTGCAACCACACCAGCAACGCGTAGTAACCGAGAAAGCCGAGCTTGACGAAAAGCTCGATAAGTTGATTGCGTTTTTCGCCACGCCAACCTTCGGAAGCCTGCCTTCCGATGAGCAACAGCGCCTCGCCAGCCAGTGCGAGTACATGGGGAAGTACGCCGTAGTGCTGGGCGAGCGCATCGCAGCATTCTAATTTTCAAACCACAAAGGAAACACCATGCAACGAATCCACAACAGCGACGACAACATTGAATCGCAAATCCAGGCCAAAGGGCTGACGGCGCCACGCATCACGCCAGCCGATATTGAGGCAGCTATCAACGGTGAATTCACCTTCACTGTTGGTAATGCGGCCCGCGCGCTGAATTGCCCGGTCAGCCAATCGACTGATTTGCTGACCATCTGCGTGCTGACACTGCGCAATGGCTTTACCGTCACCGGAGAGAGCGCCTGCGCCAGCCCGGAGAATTTCGATGCTGATATCGGCCGCAAGATCGCACGCGAGAACGCAGTCAGCAAAATATGGATGCTGGAAGGCTACCTACTGAAAGAGCGGATGGCGAACCCAGCAACTAATACCTGCGCGGACAAGAAACCTGACGCCTAACCCGTCGGCGGCACGGCCCTGAAACAAAAAGCCCGCATCACGCGGGCCTCTTTCAGCGGGTCGGCTGTGTCATTTGCCAGCCCAGTTCACGCCGGATTTGCTCCGGCGTCGGCGGTGGTTCCGGCGAACGATGGCGTGCATACAGGTACTCGCGGAGTTGCTGTTTCGTGGGTTTGGTGGTAGTCATGGCGGCCTCCATGTGTGGGTAATTCAGTGTATGCCGCGTGGAAAAATTTACAACAGGAATAATATGGAAACTGAAAACAATATCGCAGTAAAGCAACAGGTGCTAATCTTTGTGGAGGCGAAGCGCGAAATTCTGCGCGATCTGAGCGATTCCATGGAGAGAGCGCAGCGCGCACAGAACAAGCGCCTCGGTCGGCTGCGCTGCATTTGCTGCGGCGGCCCGGCGCACGATACTGATATGCACTGACGAAAAAAATCCCGGTGGAGAACCGGGATAAAGTACTACGTGGAGAGAGTGCAACGAAACCAGTATAACTTACTTCGGCCACGCCGCCACAGTTTTGCGGTGGCGGATGGCGCACTCGGTGGCGCGCGGAAGAACGGTATTGACCACCCAGTCCATCCAGGTATCGTAATCCGGCGCGGCAGGCTGGCCGAACGGCTGGCAGTCAGCGGCCAGGCTCTGATCCAGTAATGGCAGAGTTGGCGGCGGCAGCGGCTTCGTTGAGGTAGCGCACGCGGACAGCATCAGGAGCGCAATCAGGTGGTAATGGCGTAGGCTTCGCATCTTTGTATCTCCGGTCGATGGCGGACAGTTTTTCAAGCACACGGGCCACATCGACGCGCGCATCGCCAGCGGCATCGTTGACTTTCTTCGCCGCCGCCGCCATGTCGGTAACGGCAGTCTCGGCGCGCTGGCGGGCTTCATCCGCAGTGGCGGCCTTGGCCTCTGCGATCTGGCCGTTTAGGCGCCATCCGTTTGTTTGCCAGCCAGCGCCAAAGCCCAGTGCCACTACCAGTAAAGCACTTCCAAGCGCAACCAAGGGATTGATGGTGAATGGATTCATACTGGGGTACGGCCTTCACAAAACGCTCGTGCGATGGCCCGGCGCTTGACCAGGCCATTCACGGGTTTACCATTTACGTTGACCCACAATGCCAGGGCTGCGCAGCCCTTTACCACGTCCCCGGCATTAGTGGCTTTCGCCATCGTGCTGCCGCAGAAAGCGGCAACGCCAATGTTAAAAGCGGTGTCAACGTAGGCAATCTTTTGCCCATCTGTCAGGCGATCCCATGACGGCTGCATGCAAGCTTGGATACCAGCCGCATGCCGTTCCAAATCTTTATTCAGTTGCGCAGCGCATTCCGCTTTCGTGTACGATTTACCCCACTGCGCATCTTCTGTGGCACCAGTGCAATACGTCAGGACGCCACCCAAGTCTTTGTACGTCTTGAGAACCGTTCCTTCGTTATTAGGCACCAGATACAACAGGGCAGCCGCAGCAGCAGCGCCAACGATTGCAGCCAATCCGCCACGCGTTTTATTTGTCAGTGCCATCTTTCGCCCCTGAGATTTCCTGCTGTTGCAGCAATCGCGCCACGCCAGCCGCCAATGTGGTGAGCCCGGCGATACCGGCAAACACGCCGCCCGGAACAGCGACCGGCTGAATCGCTTGCACCGCCACTTCTGCTGCCGTCAAGAACAAAGACATGATGGTGAATTTGATGGACCATGCTTTTTTCAGAACGTGGTCCCAGTTTTCGATTAATTTCATGGTTGCGCCCCGGGGTCTGGTTCATCATCACGCCAAGCTTTGTATGTCCTGACCAGCTTGATCAGTTGGATCGCCAGCACCACGCCGGCCGTAATCAGGCCGATGGTCATCGATGCCAGACTGAGAAAGCCATGGATCAATTCCAGTTGCGACGCCGCGCCGACTGATGCCGTGGCCGTCGCCACCACCGTGGCCACTTTAGGGTTGCTGGCCGCGTCCGCGATCATTTGCCCCGCGCTGCTTGGCTCGTTCATGAATGCGCCTTTCGAGGATGGAATTCAGGCCCGCTGCCAGCAAGGCCACGAAATAGAGCACGCCCGAAAGTATGAGCATCATGGCGGTCCATAAGTAGGAGTCGGAAATACTGCACATAGATTATCCCCAGGGTCAACGTGTCGTAGAACTCTGGCGGGATTTTGGCCATATACAGCGCCCATCCGAGCGAGTTTGCAAACATTGAGGCGAAGCACAGGGCCTCAATGTCATCGCATAATTGCCCAGCGATAAACCATGGCGAACAGCGTAAAAGAAGGTAGTCAACAGCGGCGGCGCTCCCGTGATAGACCAGCATCCATCCCGGGGTATTGGGGAATGGCTCTGTCACCATGTTGTGCGTGGTGTTGACCGCCAGAAACACTGCGGACAGCACCAGACGGGAGCGCCAACCGTTCATTTTTTGGCCGGTTTCTTTGTCGGTACTGCGGCGCGTTGCTCGTCGGGACGCTGCTTGCCCTTGCCGCCTACGGTCAGTTTCTTCATGCTGGAACTCCTGTGATTATGAATTGGGATTGGAGTGCGTATTTTAGCAGCAACTTGCCGCGAATAAATATTTGCACAGATCAATTACTGGTCACGGTAATTGTCAACGCGCTTGTTGAACTGCGCCATCGTTGCTGCAATCCGAGTTTCTATCATCTTGACCTGCTCCGACCGGCCAGCGTCCAGCGCCTCGCGTTTTGCACGCTTAAGTTTGCGCAGTTCGTATTCTGTTTTCCTGGCCAGCGGCACAAGCAATGCTTCGCGATTTTCGCTAATGTACTGGCGCGCCTCCGCTGCCTTATGATCCTCCCGAAGCCCGGTAATTTCCGCGTCATGCCCGTTGATGCGCTTGATGGCGCTGTAGAACTTCCCGCTTTCCGCAGCCTGCCCGGAGGCGTTGCCGACAAAGCGCCCGACCAGTGGAATCTTGTAGATCGGCAAATCTTCGCCCGTCATCATGGATGACCTGACTTGATCGAATTTTGAAATTTCCCTGCCAACACCACCAAATGCCTGTCCTATGAGGTAGTCCAGCTGGTCCGGAGTCGGGCTTATCAGTCCTTGCTTGTAGTCCGTCCCACCGCTGAGAATATTCAGGCCGTACGCGATCCCTTTACTCCACCACGTCGCCGTGTCGTTCGCGCGCGTATAGCCTGGCGTTGGCGACATTGAGTTCATGTCGCCACGAGCGATTTGCTTGCCGGTCCAGTCGCGGTTCTCCGCTAACGCGGCGAGCGGGTCAACCAATGATGGCGCGATGGTTTGCAGGCTAATGCCGGCGTTGCCGATTGGGTTGAACGTGTCAGCGAACACACCAACCAGATCAGCCACGCGCTTCGTTGGATTGCGGAACCCGTTGAGCATGAATTCCATTGGGATGCGGCCCAAGTTCGGTAGCGCGTGGAAGCCAAGCGGCATCGGCAACGTCAGATACTTCTTGTCGCCAATGGGCAGGATCAAGCTGCGCGAGCGCACGAACTCGGGCGGTTCATCTTCGCCCATGTCGGAAGCGGCCAACAGCATTGCCTGCATGGCGCCCAGCAGGATGCCGCCCGTGATGATCTTCTTTCCCATCGGGCCGGTAAGCGTTTCCGCCAAGCGTGCCGTACCTTGTGTTGACGCGTTGAAGAATGCGTAAAGGGCACCAACTTGCGTTGCCACCTGCCCCTTGCGGTTGAAATTTACCGTCAGGTTCTTGGCCAAACTCGCGGCCTGCTGGTTGCTCATGCCGGATTCTTTGGCGGCACGATAGGATGCCAGGCGTACCGCGTTTTCCATGCTTTCGTTGTAATCCGAAAGCCAGTCGAACATGGCGCCGCCAACCTTTAATGCCGGGTGACGATCGATAGATTTGATCTCCTTGGCAATGGCCTCGGCACGCTGATCGGCATTGGCATATTGGTCGCGGTAGCCGGTCTGCCCGCCTTCATTCTGGAACTCTTCAAACAGGGTTGCCCATGCTGATGTTGGTTGCTTGCCGGCGCGGTGCGCGCGCAGATCGGAGTAGATGCCAGCCAAAGCGCTGGCGGTGTAGCCTAGTACCTTTTTTTGATCGCCAGCGATTGGCGTGGTAGATAGGTTGAGCACCGCCCCCTGCGTGTCGCGCATCAGGTTGATGATGCCGAAAATAGGGTTGTACTGCGTGTTGATTGCAGCCAGATATCTTGTGCCTTTGGCTGTAGCTGATAGCACTCGGCCCAACTGATCAGCATCCAGATTTTTAATCGATCGCGCCATCCGAACCGCGCGCGGCTCTTTCTCATTAAAGGCGATGAAATGATCTTCGCCATTGATGCGTGCGAGAACCACATTATCCTGGCTCTTAAATCCGGGAGCAATGCGCTCAACCACTTTGTCTTGCCCACCGATTTCCTGCACCACGCGCTCAGTAGGCGCGTTATCTACATCCCAAAAATCGGCATTAGGATTTTCTTTAGCAAGTCCCAGCAAGGCCGCCGACACACGGTTCTTCTCAGCCCGCACAATGGTGCGTTCACGCTGCATGGCGATGTTGGCAATAATGTTCGCCACTGGCTTATTACTTCCTGTAGCGCGCTTGCTGGCACTGCCGCGAATGCTGAATCCTTGACCGGTACCGTTACCACCAGTTTCGACATCCTCGCGCTGCAGCGGGACGTAATGGTCATAAGCGCCATCCCACGCGTTTATGGTTTCCTGCTTTTCAAGTCCCGAACTGACAAGGATGCCGCGCGTCTTGGTGTTTATCGCGTCGATGCGCTTCGCCAGCGCGTCATATGCACTGCGCTTTTGTGGTGTCAGTGCGGCCAAGTATTTGCGAGCATCAGCCGTCTTGATCCCTGATCCGCCATCCGGCATCTGGTCGTTGATCTTTGCAATCTGATCGTTGCGCTCTTCCGCGTGCCGGTTCCACAGGAATTCCTCGAAGTCACTCATATCCACGCCACGCATCTGCATGTCCTGTGCCAGTGGGCGCAATTCCGCATCAAGGAAGTCCTTCACCCCCTTTGCACTGCGGCCGTAAAAGAGTTCCTCTTGAAGGTATGGGTTGAACGCGTCGGCAATAGCCTTGCCACTTGCACGGATCGAAGAAACGATGCGCTTCATGTCGATCTGTTTATCCTGCATTGCGTGGATCAGGTCATCGAATTTGGTCAGCCCCGGGATATCCCACGCACCGCTATCGGGCGCGCGGCTCTGCAAAATGCTGGCGTTGTTCGGGTCGAAATTTCCGTTGTTGCCGATGGCAGATTTGATCTGCTCGGGTTTGAAAGCGATATACGATTCACCATCACCTTCTTGCGTGTTGCGGTACACAACGCCGTCGTACCCAACTTTGGTAATAGCCTCTTGCAGTCGCCTTGTGCCATCGGCGCTTTCGCGGATGCCATCAGCGGCTAAGTAGTCAGCTGCCTTTGCCCCACTGGGGAGAATGCCTTTTTCAATAAGCTGCGGAACAACCTTTTCGGATCGGAAAGTTCCTTTATCTTCAAGATGTATAGGGTTTTCGATGGATAGATAGACCGGAATCAGACGGCTCCCAGGCTCGTCTGCAAGTGCGTTGGCTTGTTCTACCGTTCCGAAATGCGCTCCCAGTTCGCCGCCGGTACGAAACTCCGAAAAATCGCGGAATGTCGCGTGATACATTACCCTTGGCTTGCCATTCTCATCGACTACCTTGCTGTCACCGAACCAGCGCTTAAAGGCCGCCGTTTCAGTCTGGTCGATATTGGTCGATGCCATCACAGGGCCACCATCAAAACTGCGGCCCGCATCATCTTGCGACACCGCCTCACGCTGCGCACCGATCAGCGCGCGCACATCAGCATCCGAAACGCTGGACACTGGCTTACCAATCGCGGCGGCGAGGAATCGCTTGATGGCGTCAAGGACGCGCGCAATGGTGCCGCGCAGGCCGTTTCGCGCGCTGGTCGGCACTTCCACGCCGTAGCGGTTTTTGAGCGACTGGAAGCCGTCTGTCTCGATGGCGGCTGCAAGTTCGCTTACCGCTTCCTCTATTTCAGCCGATGCCGTGCTACGGTCCTGCTGAATGGCTGCGGCCAAGTCCTTGATGAACTTGTTGGCGCCAGCCAGATTCAAGGCTTCGTTGATCGTCTTGTCTTTCAGAGCGCGCAAGCCGCCATGCCCGATTATCTCGTGCGCTGCGGTCCATGCCGCCCTTGCCGGGTCGCTGATGTTGTCGGCCACCAGATAAACCTGCCCTGTCTTTGGATCATACAGCCCTTCGGTCTTGTCATCGGCTTGCGAGCGCTCGCGCACATCGGCAGGCAGATCGGCCACCGATTGCACGGTGCCGACCTTGTTCGAGCCGAGCCACTTGGCACGCAACATGGTCAGCGAGCGGGTTACGTCCTCGGCGCGCATGCCGCCACGGGCGGGTGATTCGGATTTGCGTGGGGTGCTTTCACCCTGTTTCGACTTAGTGAGAACGGTAGTTCCATCCGGCTTTACATCCATATCGTAGCCGGGATTTTTGCGCCTATTTGTCTGCGCCCGCATCACCGAATCTGGGATTTCCTCGTCTTTCCCGATGGTGACTGAATTGCGTGGATTCTCGGGGTCAAGCAATTCGGACAGTTCGCGCTCAATGCGCGTATCACTCCCCTCGCCCTGGTTGGCCTTGCGTGCGGCTGCGTTCTCGTTAGCTTTGGCAATCTCCGACTCGAGCCGCGACTGCTGGCGCTCCACGCTGGCGAAGTCGGCGCGCGCGCCGGTTCCTTGCTTGCGTTCGACAACGCGCTCGTTCTGGCTGCGAATACTCTCGGTGGTAGAGCTATTAGCAACAGTGGAACTCGGGAAGTCTTTGACCTGTTCCAGTAATTCACTGATAGGTGCGTTCAGCCGAATCACCTTGACCGGCTCGCCAGCATCCAGCTTGGCAAGCCACTGGTGATGACCGTCTAGCACGTGGTTGTCGGAAGAGATAAGAATGGAGCGGTCGCCGCCTTGATAATCCCGTGCCTTCTGGACCTTCTCTGGCGAGTATTCGCGTTGCGTCGGTTTCAGGTCGCCTGCTGGGACTTCGGTGGTTTCATGCGTGATGCCGCGTGCATTCAGGTAATTCACCATAGCGCCACGATACTCTGCGCGGACCTGTGGCATTTGGCTGCGCTCGATATCCAGCGTACCGGACTCCATGGCAAAGCGCGTCCACTCGCGGTCTATGCGTTCGCCGGATACCTTGCTCAGTGCGGCAGATCGCCCACCGGTGCTGTCTGCACCAGAAACACCAACTCCACCAGCCAGGCCAGTTGCCGTGGTATCGGAAGATTGTTGCGCAGCAGGTTGCGAAGTAGCTTGCAGTGCAGACGCGGCAGGCGGTTGTTCCTGCGAATCAGTTGCAACGCCTGCTGCTCCTTCATTAGAAACTTGTACTGAATTGGCAGCGGGTGCGGCGTCATTGCTTTTCCCCTTTGGCGGGTGTGCGTCGATCAGGTCATCCAGCGTGTTTTCGCCGGAACGGATAGCACGCAATGCAGCCATCCGTTCATTGCCGGTGACGCCGGCTGCGGTCAGGATGGATTTGGCGCGCTCAATTGCTTTGGTGGATGCAGCACCAGTGTTGGTGTCAGCGCTAGATTTGCCACCAACGGTGCCAGCATCCTGCACAGATATGCCTGCGCCTGCGCCTGATCCTCGTGTATCTCCGCCAACTGGCGCTGGCTGGGTTGTATTACTATCGACAATGCCGACTGCGGTTTCGCTGGCGGTGCCACCGTTTTTTGTATCAACTCCTGCATCAACTTGATTGTTTCCAAGATTTCCGACGGCAACTGCGTTGGTACCACTTCCAGTGTCCACCCCTGCGACAACTTCTGCGCTATCGTTTGCGCTGCGTCCATTTTGCTCTCCAATATTCTGTGGTTGAGCCTGAACTGTAGCACGCTGCTGTACTTCCGCAATGCGTTCTTGACGTGCTGCCTGCGCTTTCTGGAAAGCCAGTTGCAAGGCGGTCGGCTGCTGCTCGTCAAAGCCTTGCGCGGTTGTCAGCGCGTTGGCTTGATCCACGGCTTGATCCTGCAATTGCGCGGCCATGGCTGGCACATCGGCATCACGGCGCGCTTGTTCTGCAGCGGCATAGGATTGTTGCCACTCGTTGGCACGCTCACTGAGGTATTGCCCCCATGCCGCATCAATGTCCGCTTCTTTCTGCGCCTTGAATTCCGGCGTGCCTTCCTCAACCGATCGGTTGAAAACATCAATCGCTTCATCTACCGACTGCGAGCGCATCACGTCTTCCGGCGTCACCGGCTGGCTTTCATAGCCGAACAATCGTGCACGGGCGGCGTTGCGCTCACCTTCCGGCAGACTGGCGATGAACGCATCGGCGTCCGACTGGCGGCCCACCGAACCATCAGGGAACGACAGGAACGGGTCGGGCTTGTTGGTCAGCAGCAGAGGCTGCCCCTGCCCTTGATCCTCTTGTACATCGAATGGGCGCCCACGAAGACCCGCAATGCCGCCAAACAGGCCGCCAACCAGCAAGCCTTGCGCGGCGTTTTCCGGTACACCTTCCAGCAGTGGCTTATCCATCGCCGCGTTTTGCCAGATTTTCTCCTGGAACGACTGCGGCATTTCCTCAAACACACCCTCGGATATACCGCCTTCCAGCAGCCGACGCGCGACGCCTTTGCTACTGCCAACTGGCGAACCGGCTTGCACCAGCGCTGTATCAATGTCGGCAATGCCAAGTTTCTGCGCGATGCGGCCACCAACCAGGCCGAACGCGCCAGTGCCCACGCCGGATGCCAGTGCCGCCGCCGACTGCCCAAGAGACAGCGTGCCGTCCGGATTCTGTTGGCGGATTTGCTCGGCAGCCTGCCCGGCGCCAACGACACCTTCACCAATGGCGGCCGATCCGATCGCGCCAATACGCGGCGCCACAGCGACCACGCCACGGCCAATTAGGCCGCCCGCCAGCATGGATGGGATCGACTCCACGCCGGCCTGCATGATCGTACTGGGATTTGACAGCATTGTGCCAGCGGTATCGACAAACCCTTTCGCATCCGCAACGCGTTGATTTGCTGCCTTTTGCTCTGGCGAATAGAGTTCATTCAGAGCGTTTTTGGCATCCTTGGTTCGAACGCCGATCGCCTCCAATCCCTTCCCGGCAAGGCCCATCGTAGCGATGTCAGCGGCACCGATGGCAATCTCAGGGATAGAGATTGCGCCCTTGAGCGCAGAGATGCCCAAGTCCCCGGCGCGGCGCATGATGCTGGAAGGCGCGGCGGTCGGCGCCTGCGTTGGCATAGTCGGCAAGATCGATTGCAGGATGTCGGTGGCGGAATGGCCATCCTTGAGTGCGCGCGCGACATCGAAATCAAGTTTCCCACTGGACTGCAATCCTTGCAGGATATCCAGGTCGCTGTATCCGTCGCGGCGTGCTGCCGCGTAATCAATATCAAGTGCCATCGTGCCCTCGTGGTTACAGCTTGGCGCGCGCCGCCGATTGTTCTTTGAACAGATCGTTCAGCCGACGCACCTCGTCCGCGTCGCCACGCCTACCCGCATTGGCAATCGCCATCGCGGTTTTTTCAATGGCCTTATCCAAGGCCTGCTTTGCAAGATTGGATGGCGACGCACTTGAGTCATTTGCGCGCCCTGGCTCATAGGGCCGTGCGGCGATCGGCTCTGCTTTGCCGCCCTGCGCGGCGCGCTCGGTAGGCTTCGGTGTCGGTTTGCTGCTGTCAGCCATTGGATTGGTCACGCGCTGCCCGCCATCATTCTTTCCGCCAATACGGTAATCGTCCGGGTTGAATGCTTTGGGCGGTGGCACTGACCCATCAAGACCAGCCCCGGCCAATGCGGTACGGTAACGCTTGCCCTCGGCGCGCAATTCCGCAATCTGCGCATCAATGATCGTCTTGCGTTCGGGCGACATCATCTGGTCCGCGCCGTCCTTCTGCAATTCTTTGATCTGCACGTTGACACCATCGAGCGCTTTGCTGGTGGCGGCGCGCATTTCCCGCTCTGCCATCTGGTCTGCGCGGACATCTTCCTTGCTGGCGCGGGCTTTCTGGAACGCCAGCGTGGATTCCGCCATGCGGTCCATCCGTGCCTCGCGGCGCCTGTTGTACTCGTCCTGCTGTTCCTGCCGCGACTCCTGCAGGTCCAGGCGGCGATTGGTGGACTCGTCAATGTTCTGGTTGCGCTGGTTCGTCAGTTCGGTTTGCAGCAAGTTGCGCGTGTGCGTGGAATCGTAGCCAAGATTTTCCTCTGCCGTGGCGCGGTCCTCAAGAACGGTTTGGCGAGTTGCGGCCAGCAGGCCATATGCCTTGCGCGCTTCCGGTGGTGCGTTGCGCAAGGTCGCCGCATCATCCGCCGTCATGTTCGATCCGCCGATCACGTTGGCGTTTTCCGCGTTGATGCGATCGGCGTCGGACTGGTTGCGCTGGGCTTGCAGCAGGCCAGCTGCGGTATTGATTTCCTGGCCCTGTCGCACGCCGGCTGCACGTGTGGCAACGCGGCGCGCTTCCTCGATGCGCAGCATCTTTTCTTCCTCAAGACGGGATTGTTCGCGCATCAGTTCTTTCCGACGATCCGCTTCACGATCCGCCTCAATCGAACTACCAAGCGCTTTGCCTGCTCCTGACAGGCCCGCAAGCAAAATCCCAAGACCAGCCATATCACACCCCCGCCATTTGTTGTTGCTGCGCGCCGCCCTGCTGCTGGCCAGTTGCGATCACCTGGTCTACCTGATCCTGACTGATGCCGAATTTCTGCATCACCGCCGCCGTGGTGGCCTTGGTGCACTGCGCCGCCAGTTCCGGCGTGACGTCAATCCCGTTGGCTTTTTCGGCGTAATCCAGTGCCTGGCACATCAACGGCACGGCGGCCATCGCCAGCGCAGGTATTTGCTGCTCGGTCAACTTGCCCTCGTTGTAGATCATGACGATCAGCCCGGCGATGCCTTCGGACACGTTCTTGACGATATCGCCGCTGGCGTTCAACTGGTCCGTCATCAAGTTCGAAGTTTCCTTCGAAAACATGATAGTCATACCTGAAACCATGGCCGCTTGAAACGTGTCCTGCATTTCGGGCGGCACACTTTGTTCAATGCCCTGCTCGATCTGTTTCAAAATCGGGTCTTCGATATTGGCGGCGGTCGGCGCGGCGTCGCCCTGCTGTGGCGCGGCTTGATCGTTCGTGGTTTGCGTCAGAAGTCCAGCCATGTTATCCCCGCTTGGTTGCTGTCAACAGGCCGTAATTTGTCGGCATATTTGGTTTGAATCGCACCGTAGGTTGCGCATTGGCATTCGATGCTGACGTGTCGTAACGCTGTTTTTCAAGATTCGCTTTTTCACGCTCCAATGCAAGCTTTTGCTCCGCCGTCCAGCCTTCGAACATGCTACCTACTGCCTGCCCACCCATTTGCAAAACACGGTCTTTCATCGGTTGCGAAAGCTTGCTCCACCATTGCGAAATTCCGCCAGGTGGTGGTGGTGGCAAGGCCATGAGCGGACTTGATACCGCATTGATTGGTGCGGTATAGCCAGCATTGGCAGCGGATGCGAATTCAGCCGATGGCGTGACGGTAAGTGGTTGTGACAAAGTTTGCGTCAACAGGCCTTGTGGCGCTGCTGTGCCGGTTGCGGCACTCGCGACATCGGTCAGACCAGCGCTTTGCGCTATGCTATCGGATGCTCCTAATAGTCCACTTGTTTGAGTGGCGCTATTGGCCGCTTCGGCGATACCGCCAGCGGCATCACCAAGTCCAGCCGTAGCTTCGATTCCTGGCACTGATTCTGCCGCCGATCCGATACCAGCGGTTGCCGCTTCCGCCGTGCCAGCTACCGCACTGGTGCCGCCAAAGACACTTGACGCCACTGATGCGATCCCGGCGCCCAGCCCCATGCCTGCGCCAATCTGCATCAGCTCCTTGCTCTTTGTGATTTTACCGACAACAGTGGTGGCCATGCCGATCATGGCGATAGTGGATACCGCGACAACGCCGGTAGCGACAGCAGCGCCAGCAGCAACGGCGGCGATTGCGAGTAATGGCATGACGGCCCCTTATTGAATCTTCAATGTATCCAGACGAAACACGGACAGCGTGCCGTCCTCGCCCACTCTATAAAACCCCAGCCGCCGCAGAAACCGAATCGCTTTCGGATCGCTGGTGCTGCGCGTGGTCAGGTGGCCCAGTGCTTTCAGGTTACTGGCGATGTGCTGCCGGATCACGCGGCGCGCGTGCATCAGCGCCTTGTCCGCCGCAAGATGGATGTGCACCTCTGTGCCGCGCCGTATGAATACGCCGATCCGCTCGCCGTCGATCATCACCGGCTCAATCTCCCAGCCATACAGGCTATTGCCGTACGCGGTACGTGTAATCGGCACCTCGCGCCGGACCTGTTCGTACAGCGCATCAATGCATTCGTCGCGCGCGGCCATATCATCCGCCACTGTTATAGTCAAAGGCCGGAACGTTGACCTCGGGTGTTGGCGTGGTGGTTTGCGGAATCACCGGCGTGGCGGACTGGAAGTATTGCGACAGGTCCAGTCCGCTGATATGGCCAACCGCCCGCAACGCCGCGTTGAATGCGGCAAGCTGATTGTCCGCCGCCGCCTGCTTGGCGGCGGCGTCCATCTTGTCGCTGGTAGAAATATTGGCCAAATTGGTCACGTACTGCGCGTACATGTTCGCCGCGTTGATATTCGTTTGCAGTAATTGCCGGTTATCCGACTCGATCTTCGTCAACTTCTCTTTGGATGCCACATCCAGCCCAGCAACCGCCAGTTTCGTACCGGCATCGATGTTGGCCAGCGAAAGCTTTGATGCCGCGTCCATCGACTGCAGCAACTGCTTGGTGGCGTTGTCGTTGCCTGAAATCGCCAGGTTGACATTGTTGTTTCGCTCCGCAATCAACTGCTGCGATGCGTTCTGCTTTTCTGCCGCCGTCAACGTAGTGTCGGACTGGATTTTCGCCAGTTGCATCTTGAGAGCGTTATCGTCCTTCGCCAGCGCGGCATTGGCGGCAATCTGCTTGTCCGCCAGCGTCATCTGTGTATTGGACTGGATGTTGGCCAATTCCTTTTGCACGCCGCCCTGCGCCGAAATTTGCGCCAGCGCTTGATTGCCCTGAACGCCAAGTTTCGTCATATCGGTTTGCGACCCGGCGTTGAACTTTGACACATCACTGGCGATGGCTGCGTTCTGCGCCGCCGCCTTGTTAGATTCCGCCGAGTTGGAAAGGTTCACCTGCGTGCCAAGTTGGGCATTGGTCAGGCTGGCTGTGTTCTTAGCACCCGCTGTGAATTCGCGCGCGCGGTTCTCGTATGCGGTATCGTTCACGTCCTTAGTGCCGTAGGTCGATGCGTCCTGCTGCGCGATCGGCAGGGCGCTTTTCAGCATGGCATCCTCTGCCGCGCCGACCGCAATGCTGGAGTTAAGCAACCCGCGCCGCGCCGACGAACGGTTGCCGTACGCCTCGGCCTGCGACTGTAATGGTGAGCCCTTGGCTAAAATCCCCGAAATCTGATTTTGCACCAGTGAGTTCCCCGACACGTTCTGCTTGCTCGCGTCGTAGCCGGTCGAATCGGCCAGTGATGCGGTGGCGTCGCGGCTGCCGTAAAAACTCGGAGCGGCCAATGATGCTTGCGGCGCTTGCGTTGGCGCGGGTGTCGGCGCCTGAGTTGCGGTGAGAAGTCCTGCCATGTTTGCCTCGCGTTGAATGCTTGATTTTAACTTACCATGGGGAAATCAGGCGGGTTTCTCAATCTTTGCGCAGCGTCAGGCGCAACGCAGCGGCCTGCTGTTCCAACGCGGCGACGCGCACAGCATCCCCCTCGCGCAGCGGCCGGATGCTTTTGGCGTCCAGCGCCTCCAGCGCGGCCAGAATTGGCGCGTTGTGTTCGGCCATGCTGGGCACAGGCAAGGCCTTTGGCGTCACAACGCCGTTGATGATCCGGTCCCCGGCCCCGCCGCCGATGCTCGCGTCACGCATGCCGGGCGCCAGATGGTCAACCATCACCGTGTTCAAGATATAGCCGTCCGCGTCTACGATGTGCGCTCTCATCCCACTACCCCCTCAATGATCATTTGACCGGCCTGACTGGTGCCTCCCGCGCCGCTACTGCCTGTGCCATTGGTGCACGCACCACCGCCGCCACCAGGGCCACCAGGGAATGAACCGTTGCCACCCGCCCCACCGTTGACATCGGCCGTTGCCGTGGAACCGCCGCCCGCGCCGGGGTTGCCCATTTCGTTATCGGCAGTTGATGCATCACCGTTACCACCAGCAGTCGGCGAGGCGCCGCTTGTACCGCCAGACGCACCAGACACATTCCATCCACCTGTTTTCCCAGCTTGGCCGCCCGACGTCGTTCCCTCGCCGGTTGTCACTCCAGCGCCCCAACCACCAGCCGCAACACCAAAGATCGACTTGCCGCCACCTGGTGGCAAGTTGCCGATATTATTGGAAGCGGCGCTGGCACCCCCATGAATACTGTTCCCTGGCTGCACGTTTATGCCACTTGCGCCACCCTCCTCGTGTGTGGCGTGCGTGGGCAGCCCAGCCACGCCAACCGTGGCGTTATAGCTGCACGGATTACCACCAATGACGGCGGTATTGATTGCCACCCATGAGCTACTGCCCTTGCCCTGCGATCCACTACCGGAGGTCAGCCCAAAATTGGTGGATGTATCACCGCCAACCCCTCCAACCCCGCCGTATGCGGTGGCGTATGAGCCGAATGTGGTGTTGCCGCCATCAGTGCCGCTATTGCCATTGGTGCTGTCAGTCGCCTGCGCCGCGCCGCTGACGCCAGCGGCTCCAATGGACGCCGTGGTCGCCGCGCCCACCGTCAGCAAGACGCGCTTCCTGATGCGTGCCGGCGTGCCACCCGGCGATCCACCATTTCGAACAGAACCAACAGCCCCCTTGCGCCCACTGCCAGCACCGCCAGAACCGCCAACCATATCCAGGTCCGTGCCGATGTAACCCGGTGGCGCAATGTGCACGAATCCGGCAATGGCCTTGCGGTAGTACTTGTGCACCACGGTAGACACCAGCGCCGTGCTGGCGTTGATATAAAAGTCGCGCGTCTCGCGCGGGTACATGACGTAGCTGGGCAGCCCGTCGATACCATTAGCCCCGGTCGTGATCGTCCAGTCAGTGAAGGTTCCGGACCCGACACGGTGCATCGGCGTGATGGTGATGGACCCGGTGCCGGAATTGTACGCGCTCACCGTCCCGGTGATGCGTTGCGCGTACGAGTCCGCCGTGCGGCGCGCGATCATGTAATGGCCGACCGAGATCGCCAGCCCGGTGCCAACGGTCCATGTCACGCCCGCCGCGATGCTGTTCGAGGTGGTTGAGGTGGTCGTCACGGAAACCGGCGCCACCACTTCGATATCGGCGGTACCGAGATTTTGCAGGCGAATGAATACGCCGCTGGTCAACACGTTCAGGTTGAATGTCTGCGAAAAACTGGTCGAGCCCGTGAAGTTGAAAATCTTCATGGAGTCGGCTGACGTCAATGCCGTATTCGTGGTGCGGTCGAATGCGGGGAAGGACGACACGCCCTGCGGACCGAACGTGCCATCGCCACGCAGAAAGGTTGTTGTTCCACCGGGGAGTTTGGGAACCAGCCCCGGCGCGGTAAGTGACACGTTGTAGTCGGTGATGTCGGGGAATGCCGTCATCACGGCAAACGCCATGCCGGTCAAGTCGAAAGTGATCGGACGGCCTGCGCTGGCCAGTGCCAGTGTCGGGAGTTTCCCGAACGCCGTCTCGATCTTATCTAACTCGGCCCGCATCGAACTGGCCAGCCCAAGCGATCCATTGGCGGGGAATGCGCTGTGGTCGTAATACTGATCACCACTCATGGTGGACTCCTATCGTAACAGCCGACGTGGCGTGTAGTGCATGATGGCGCTGTACAGGGTGAACGGCAGGAAGTCCGCCGAATCCCCACTGAACAGCAATGAAATATTCTCGGCAGTACCAACGGTGTCGGCTTCGGATGGCGACAGTAATCGACCATCCCAGAAGAAGCGGTCCCAGTAAAAGCTGTCCCAGCGCACGATCTGCGCATCGTTGTTCAGCGATTGCGTTTCAGCCGGGGCGAACTCGCTGGATTCGTACGACAGCGACGTGGAGAAGCCGAATTCGAAATAGCCGTCGCCAGTCACTTCCAGCACCGTCTTACGGAAGGTTTTTAGTTGACGCGGACCACGGAAGTGATTGAACGCCAGTGATGCGTTCCAGGCGATGGGCTGGCCATCGAAGGACCGGCCCACCTCCATCTGACGCACGAAGCCATCATCGGAACCGAAGTAGATTTCCTCTCGCCCGCTGGCGCCCTCCATCGAACTGATGCACGTCACCTTGTGCGGAAACAGCATGGTGGTCATGCCTAAAATCTTGTCGCCCGCGTACGTCACATACACCGCGTCGCCGGTCGAGAAAAACAGCCGGTACTGGTTCTTGCGGCGCACGATGCAACTGGCCACGGTCTGCGTGATCTTGTCGTTCAGGTATGGCGTGATCTGGTCACTGATGACGGCACCCAGGAAATTGCCGTAGCGCTGCGTGCTGGCCAGCGTGGTGATGCCCTGCGTGTCCATGGCGATGCCGTTGCGCACGTACTGCGCGGTGTAATCGAAGCCTCCGGACTCGTAGCTGAAAAACACCAGATTCCAATCATCAACGTCATTGCCGTACAGGACGGCCAGCCGGTTGCGCGTGTAGATCGACATCGCGCCGCCACCCTCGACGCCGGGCAACTCCAACAGGTTGGTGATGGTGTCGCCCACCGTCAATTCCGCAGCACCGAATATCGGATTCCATGTGTACGGGTTGCCGGTGCCGGAATGCTGCACCGAACTGGCGAAGGCAAAGAACAGGTGGTTCTTGTGGATGCGCAGGAATTTCGGGTTGTCCTGCGTCATGCCAGTATGGATCGGAGCGAAGACGCTGCCATCGAATTCGAATCCCGGGTTCACGCCATCGCAGCCGTACATGCGGTTGGCGCCAGTCTGGCCGCCGAAGTTCCAGTTTTCGAACTCATAGCGCCCGTTTGGCAGCAGGGTGATCGCCGTTTCAATGCCCACCGTGTTGACGGTCGCGATACCGCCCACGGCCAATGCCTCTCCGCTCACGAACGCACCGACCACGCTGCCCAACACCAAACTGCCGGCCGCATCGGTGCCCCATGTGTTATCGCGCAGCAGCACCCGGCGCGCGGTCGCGGTCGCGCCGGATGTCAGGCCGGTGATGGTGTCGCCGTCGAAAATCTCGGTGGCGGTGAGATAAGCCGTGTGCACGCCGGACTGCGAGCCTGACGTGTTGATCGCCGCGCCGCCCAGTGTTGCCGCCAGTCTGAATGTGTCGGCTGTGGGTGAAATCACGTAGTACTGCACGCCGATCAGGAAGCCAGTCGGCAGCAATCCGGTCGTGGTGAAACTGACTGCGCGCCCCGCTTGCAGGCCATGCCCGACCCACGTTACCACGCCGGGACTTGCAATCGTCATGGTGACGGTGGCGCTGCGCTGGGCAAACCCGATCTCTGTCCCCAGTGGCACCAGCGTCCATCCGGCGCTTGACGCCTTGTACATGGCCGCCGCCGTACCAGCCGCCGTGTTGCGGAAGGCGTAGACCTCGCCGCCATACTGATGCACGCCCAGCACCGAGCCGCTACCAGGCACGGCGGAAATCAGCGCGCGGTACACATCCGCCGCATCCGACAGGTAGGAAGCATCAAGGCTTGGCGTGGCGGCGCCAGCCACCTGCTGACCACTCGTCGCCGTGCCCACGGAGACACCGGCGACGCGCAAGGTACCGCTCACGAACGCGCCGGTGATGTTGGTCAGTACAACCTGGTCCGGATCCTCTTCCAGTGCGATGACCGTGCCATAGACAGTTCCGGCGTCATTGGTCAACACGTCACCCACCGCCACCGCTCCGGTCAGCGCCACCGGCAGCACCGCGTATTGCGCATCCGATGGCCGCGCCATGCCGTTATAGCACTCATATCCGGCGCAGCGTCCGTAGCCGCCGCGTATGCCGATTTCCACATTGGTGCCGTAGCGCAGCGCGCCATTGCGCACCTGAATCGGTGGCGTGGTCTGGTCAAGGCCGCCGATGAAAGAAAAGAACTCGGTACTGACCGGGGGAATGCGTGGGCGCGTCATGTGTTACACCAGTGGCTGGCCAAGCGTCATGCGTGGCAATTGCGTGCGCGCCATTTCGTGCAGCATGCGCTTGTACTCGGCAACGGCGTCATCGTAAATCTCGGCTGCCGCCGTGAAGCGCGCGTACTTCTTCATCGCGCCATAAACCGCCAGCATGTGGTATTCAGCCGGGTAAGGAGGCGTGTCGTCGTCGGCAAACATGCGGCTTACCGATTTCTGGTATTCGCCCGTGATGGTGTATGCGGCATTCGGCACCGGCCACAGCAGCACCTGCATATCGTTGCCGACCGTGAAGCACGAAGGCTGCGATGTGCTGGTGGAGCCCACACTGAGATCCAGGTAATGCTGGTACTCGATGTATGGCAGTTCGGTATCGGAGTTGGCGATCGCATCCGCGCGGCGAATCTTGAACGTGGCCCAGCGCCAGTCGCGGAAGTGTGTCAATGGCACATCGGTTTCCGTCGGCAGGTAGGCGCCATCATCTGCCGTCGTGGTGATGGTGAAGTCGCCACGCATGAACTTCCACTCGTTATAGCGGCGCTGCACATCCTCGTCAGCCGTGCGCACCCAGTCAACGATGCGCTTGTATTCGCCGCTCTGCGACAGCACCGTGGATGGCCCGGAGCCATTCGCGCCGACCTCCTGCCGCACGCGCTGGCAAATCTCCAGGAACGTCATCGGCTCGGTGCCGGTGTAGGAAACTACGGTCGTGGTCATGATTTTCCTTACCGTGGGCGCCGGGCGCGAATGGTGCCGTAGGCGGATTCGCTGCCCACACTGAAAGCGGCCTGCGCCACGAGATAGACGGTCGTGGTGGCTGCCAAGTTGATACGCACAGGGGGGATCGGCTGCGTCAGCGTGCCGCTCAAGCCCGTGGTCGGCATCGGCAGAACGGCCAGCGCATCGGTTCCCAGCCCGCTCCCGCCCGCCTGACTGGGCAGCGTGGCTGATGTCAGGCTGATGCCGCTCTGGTGCGACGTGCTTGTAGCGCCGGTCAGTACGAAATCGTTCTGCGCGCTGACGTCCCAATCGCCAGCGGTCAGGCTGATGCTGGTCACGTTTGCGCCGGTCGCATTGGTGAGCGAGACGGCGGAGCCAACGGCGACGGTTGCGGTGATGAACTCACCCACCATCGTGGACGCCGCGCTGTCGTTGGTCGTGGTGCCCAACATAATGCAGCCGGTTGGCAGGATTTCCAGTGCAGTTACCAGCGAGCCGTTGAGCGCCACCTCGTACTTGATCTTCGCGTCGCGGTTGCCAGCGGCGGCCCACGTGTCGGTGGACAGGTAGCTAATTTTCCATGCATCCGCGCCGCTCGCGCCGCCGGTGCCAAATGTACCTTTTTCAACAATACCCTGCCCTGATGCCGCGATGCCGAAATTGCGCTGCGTCTTAACCAGTTGGGCGGAATTGTCGCTGTAAATCTGGATGATCCGCCCGTTGTTGTCGAATTCGTGATAACGAGCTGAATCGCTGACGCCGCCATGGCGCATAGCGGTGGCGTTGTGACGGATCAGGTCAACAACCCCCGCCGTGCGCTGAATCAACTCAAAAACTTCGCCCGTGCCGTCCGCATCGGTGCGCGTGCGGCGGGACATATCGCCAGCGACCAAAACGGTATCCCACATTTTTTCATTGGCGGGCGCATCAGTTTCGAACAGGACGTCGCGAACAGCAGTGCCGTCGCGTCGGTAAATGCCGGTGATGCAGTTGTCTTCGGTGAAACCGTTCGTGGCGGACGTGACGAAGCCGGATGCTTTGCAACCATTGATGAGACGATTGATATCGGCCTGCGCCGTGCCGGTTGACACGTCATTGTCGAAGCCGATAAGCATCGTGGGGGAACCTTGCGTGTCGATGGCTTGACAGTTGTCGTAAATTACGCCACGTGGATAGGTCGCGTCGATTGCCCCGACCGATTGAATACGGAAACCCGCCGCCGAAATGCCGGTCGCACTGCCACCATTTTTATCGGCGTCAATCGAAATGCAGCGCTTGTAAGTAATATCGCGAGGTAGTGGATTGGATACCTCAGTCGGCCCCGATGTAATGAAATTAATGGCAGCGCCGTCGCCTTTGCAATTTTCATACGTACCACGGCGCGTAGAATTAGCCGATTTGTAGCTGTAGCTGTAGCAGCCAGTGATAATGCCACCAATGATTGAGAAGTCGTGATTCCCAACTGTCCCGGTGATGTCGTGGCCCTGGTCCACATTAACGCAGCGCGGCGAGTGTTGTTCAAAGTTATAGCAGCCGCTAAACGCTATCCCACGCGATCTGCGCTTGCTTACCACGGCGCTAACTAAGCAGCCGCAATCATAAACGTAAGGATTATACGAAATGAAGTTGTAGCAGTTGTTATACCAAATTCCATTCACGACATCATCGGCTGGAACCGATACAGTCGTATAGCGCTCATCGTGTACAGTGACTGCCATGTCGTAAAAATCGAAACACGATTGGAACGTCACGCCATTTCCCGCCCCGCCACCAGTCGAGCCGATCTCGCCTACTGCGAATTTCGAGCATCCGGTAATCCAGATACCGGCGTCATCGCCAAGTACACCACCGCTCAAATTACCGTTGCGGTTCACGTAGACGCGATGCAGGTAAAACCCGGTACGTCCACTAATAAGCAGCGTACGGCGGTTGGAACCGGTAGGCGTCAATTGCTTCAGCGTCATGTTGATCATGCCGACGAAACTAGCGTGCGGCTCAAGATTCCCCGTCACTCCATAGGTCAGGCCGCAACCATCAACAACCTTGCCAGTCGCTGTCGCCGCCACAATCGCAGCCCGACAATCGAGTGATGCAGTGCCAGCCAACACATCGGCACGCTGGGCGTCCGTCATGAAGTCAAAAGAGCTAACCCGCTCTTGTAGTTTGGCCTTTACCGTCGTAAGCACTGCGCTTGCACCGCTGGCAATATGACCGACAAGGCTAGAGCCGGTTGGAGCCGCATACTGATCCGTCAAGTCATCCGGATCAAAGAACACGATATCGGTTTCGGTTTCCGTGGTGATGCCGGTCTTGCTGACCACCTGCGTGTAGTGGCCGTTCGCCGCTTTGCCGAAGCACTGGCCAGTGGAATCGGTCGTCATCGGGTTGGTGATCGGCGTGACTTCATCGTCCGCGTACAGCGTGGCTGTCACGCCGCCAGGGTAAGTCTTGATCAGAACCGATGCGCCACGGATCGCATTGCCGCCGACGTCTTGAATGGTGAATGCTTTGCGTTCCATGGCGCACCTTTGAGGCTATGAGGAATGCGCCCGTTACAGGCGCAATGTTACTATCAGGAAACTGTGTCGCTGAACGGCGTGGCCTCGCTCCCGGACTGCGTGATGAAGCCGCGCACCGCCCAGGCCGTGGCCGAAATGTCTTCGAACTCCACCCAGTCACCGATGTCCACGCCGCCCGTGGTCGTCCCGTTCAGCGTGAAGGTGTCATCCGTCGTGCCAGCGCGCCACGTGCGGGCCGCATCGGTCGCCGAATCGGTGGTGGATGCGCCAATCACGGTCCCCTGCATCACGTCAGCGCCAACCACCGACTTGATGATGTAGTTGGACGTGTTGACTTCGCCCACCACGAAACGGTAGCGCGCGCCACTGCCGGTCGCCGCTGGCAGGGTGTAGGTACTGGCGGCACCGGCCACCGTCATCAACAGCGTGCGCGACTCATGCGCGGCCTCGGTGATGGCGCCAGTGGCAATCAGCGTGACGATGCGCGACGACAGATCGGTGGCGCGGTTGATTTCTGCAGCGGTGGAAGTGATGGCACCCAGGTCAACCAACGCGGTGCTGGTGAACTCGGTCGCGGACGGCAGGAAGCGGCGGAAAATCGTGTCGAAGATTTTCGCGACGCGCTTGTCCGGGATGCGCTGGATGTATTTATAGATCGAATCGGCCATGATGGAACTCCTTTAAAAGAGGCTTTCGCCTAACTGACACTGCGTACGATTTCGGGCTCACGGCCCATGTTTAAATGCTTGCCTGGAGACGCTTGAACCATGCGCGACCCTTCTGCGAGTCCTGCAACAGATCGAATGGGTAATCCGGGGTTTTGGTTTCAATCATCTGGATGCTGTCAGGCTTCGACGGGTCCGGCGTGCGCTGGACGTAGCCGATGGAATGTGCGCGGGCAAGCGCCTCGATGTACTTGCGTTTGACCTTCGATTCCACGCCGCGCACGATGGGTTGATTGATGCCGTTGCAGCTCGGTGTGACGATTTCCAGTGAGCCGCGTTCACGCGACGGGTGCACATAGATCAGCACTTCCTCGTGCATGAAAGCCTCCAACTCCACGGCATCCATGCCCATGGCGTCGATCTGCTCCAGTGGCATCCCTGGCGTCGTCAGTTCATCCAGGCCGCGCGTCGTCGCGCCTTGCAAGTCGTTTTGTTCGATTGATTTACCGCGCATTTCCTGCTCCTGTGTATTTGAAAAACCGCCCCGTAGGGCGGCCTTGCTTCGGTGATTACGACGTCAGCGGCTTGGAGGGCACGCAGTGCAGATCGTAGTAAGTCGCCGTGACGTTGGATGCGTCCAGCGCGGTTGTGCCGGCAGTGAACGTGGCGGTGCTGGCCAGGGCGATTTTCACGGCGCCGATGGGGCACAGGTCAGCTGGCAGATCCGGCCACTTGAGGACAGCAGTGCCGGCCGTCAGGTCGGCCGCCAGCACAGCGGTGCCTTTGACCGACGAGATGGTGCCGGACGAGTTGATGCAGATCAGATACAGGCACTTGGTCAGTATTGGCTGGATGGCTGCGGCGGTCAGTGGCACGTTGGTTGCCGAGTCCGCCTTGTTGTAGATGATGCCGTCGATGCAGAAGTCCGAACCAGTGCCGACAGTCGAAGCCAGCGCAATACCGGTCTTCGCGCCATCGCCAATGGCTAATCCGACCTTCGACATGCAGAACGTGCCACCGCGATGGCCGTCATTCAGGTTAATCATGATAAGTTTCCTTTAACGTTATGGGTCGCGGTTAGGCCAAGTCGGTCACGCCTGCCTCAATACGGGTCATCCAGTTTTCGTTAAGACGCACGCACGAATACCAGAAGTCGGCGCCGACATAGCCGAACATGCCGGATGGATTGGCGTGGTTCTTGATCTTGGACGAAATCACGGTTGGATTGATGCCGGTGTAGCCGTTGCCTTTCAGGCTGACGTGACCGAACGCGCTTTCACCGATCACGACAAACGGGTACACGTCCACCGAACCACTGGTAGCCACCATGCCGTTGGTGGTGGCGGATCCTGCGGTCAGGTACGGAGCGAACAGCGGGGACGGGATGAAGCGGAATTCCTCGCAGGCGCCGACTTCGCGCGGGTGGACCGGCTTGATGGCCGAACCGTATTCCACGCGCTTGGTGAACCCTGGCAGCGCGCGGACATCGGACGTGCCATCGGTGTGGTAGAACACCAGATAACAGTCTTCCACTGGCGCAGTGCCGAAGTTCTGGCCGGCCGCGATCATGGACGTGACGTGCTTGGCGCGGTTGGTTTCCATGGTGCGGGCAGCCGCCTGCAGTTTGCGCAGGCTGATCGCAGTGTTCACGCCGGTACGGGTCGAACCGTTCGCATACAGCACGCTGGAGCCAGCCTTGACTTGGCCGTAGGCTACCAACTCGGCAACTTCCGCCAGGGTTTGCGAGGTCAGTTTCTGCATGTCCATCGGGATGTCGTCCTCGTACATCAGCTCAGCCTTGCTGGAGTACTTGAACAGCACGGCGAATTGCTCGACGGTGGTCGTCACATCGGTATAGCTGATGGTGTTGGACTGCGGCGTGGTGCCTTCCGACGTGATGAAATTGGCAGCGGTGATGCCTGGAACTTCACTGGAGTTGGCGTTGAACGGCTTCAGGCGGCGGAACACCACCGAGTCGGTCTTGTTCAGCGGCTGCTCTTTCTGGTCGCCGAACTTGCCCAGGACTTGAATGGTTTCCACCATTTTCAACATTTGCAACTCGGCACGAATGAGGTTGCGCGATGCAACGGTGCCGTAATTTTGGGTAGTCATGTCTGACTCCTTTTAATGGTTGGACCACACTTGCTTGGCAATGGCGGCCCTGAGTTCGGCTGGTGACATGTCGGCCTCGGATTTCACAGGCTTCATTTTGCGTCCCTCGGTTACTTGCGACTGCTCCAGGCGCTGCTGGCGTTCAGCCTCGATTTGCTTCGGCGTCTTTTGCGATGCCTTGTGCTGCTTGTAGTCATCCAGGATTGCGATGACCTCCAACGGGTTCATGCTGTCGCGCTGTCCGTTTTCCTTGTGCCATTTCTGGAAGTCTTCGGAGTCACGGACTTGAGCCCAGTCGGGATGTTTCATTGCCACGAACTGGCCGCCCATTTCAATGCGATGCGATTCCAGTTCTTCGCTGATTTGCCGACGCACAACCTGCTGGTCTGGAACAAGCTTTCGAAGCTCGCCCAGTTCAGCGGTCAGGCGCTTTTCCGTTGCGCTGGCCATTTCGGGGAAGTTCGTGCTGAACTCGTCCCATTCTCGCTTGGTCTGCTCTGCAATGGCGACTTGCTCCTGACTCGGTGCGACAGGCACTGCTTTCGCAGCTTCCTTGGCAGCGTGGAGTTCGCCTTGCACAGCACCTAAGCGCCGCTCGGCTTGCTTCAGACGCGTTTCCAGGCTTTCGGCCTGATCGACCTTGGAACGAAGCCCGTTGAACTCTTCGCGCAGGGCGGCTGGTACGCCGGCCCACGGATCGGGTTCAGGCTCCGCTGTGGCGGTGTCTTGCGTCTTTTGCGTTTGCTGATCCACTTGGGTTGATGCCTGCAATGCTGGATCAGCATTGACGATATCTTCACCAGCCCAAATTTCCCGTGCCAGCGCCTCACGGTCCACTACAACGTTTTCATCGGACATCTGACTTCTCCTTGCTGATCCGGCGCGGGGCGGCGGATATTTAATGCGGGGTGGCGAACCAGCCCGAGTTACTCAAAATGCTCTTGGTCTGCCGCGCTGCGACGCCGACGCTCTTTAGGGCGCGGCAACTCCAGCAACTCTTTCAGCAATTCAATCCGCCCACGAAGCGCGGCGGTCTGTACCGCATCGCGTTTGTGGGAATCGTTGCGCTCCCTGGCCTGCTCAAGTTCGGCAGTTGCCCAGTTCGTAACGAAAATCCATGTATCGGAAAACTCGTGAATCACGCCCTCGCGTCCAGCCACGGATGGCAAGTGGGAAATCCTTTCCTCTTCTTGCTTGACGTCCTTGGTTTTACGAAGGTTGAAAAAGAAGCTAACAATTTTTGTATACATAATTTGTTACCTAAATTTCCGCACAGATATTGTACACAAAAAATGTACAGAAAAAATTTTACGCAGGTAATTATTGCTCGTAAGAACGCCCCGATGTCGCACGGCCCGCTGGCTCGGTCGGAGGACTTGCCGCCCGCTGATGTGCGTTCATGAGGGACAGCTCTTTCTGGACGCTGAGTTTTTGTGATGTGGTGGCCAGCAGCACCTTGAGATCTTCAAACGACATTTGTCGCTTGCCGTCCATTTCCTGCTGGTCCAGGTGCGCTTGCATTTCCGCCATGGCCTGCTGGAATGCGCGGTCGCTATCTGCCTGCCCTGCCTTGAATTGCAAGTCGGCTTGCTGCTTTGCTTGTTCAGCGCTGAGTTTCTGTTCCTGCATCTTTTCGCGGGACGCCACATTGAGTTGCGCGGCCTGGACCTGTGGCGCAACTGGTGGCGGAGCCTGTTCGCGCTGCTTGCGCAGTGCGTCAATTTCCTCCGTGGGCTTCAATACATCCAGATGCAATGCCTGCAACAACTGGCGGATTGCCTCGCCCCAGTCAACCTGCAACTCAACCTCTGGATCGGCGCGCAGTTGCAACAATTGCAGCAGCAATCGTGCGTTCTCATCCTTGACCAACAACACAGACGTACCTCGTGCATCGACCTCAAAATCTCCCTTGATGTCGCGGCGCTTGTTGTATTGCATATTCCAATGGTAATAGCGGCCGATGTGTGGGCGCGTGATCTGGTCATCCCATTGTTTGACCTGGCGCCGCCGCCCGGTGTCAGCACCATTCATTAGCATCTGCATGCCACCCAGCGTCTCAGGGGACGAGCCCTTCTCGCCCTGGGCCAGCATCGGCGTGCCGGATTCCAGGTCAGTGAAGCGCAATGCCAACTCGATGATGTTCTGCAATTCAGGCTGGTTGTTGGCAATCTGGTACTGCGCGAACGCGGCACGCACATCCCCCTCGTCGCGCTCATCGACCCAAATCTTTTTGCCGGTCACTTCCCATATGCCGTCTTCTGGTTCCACATCCTTGTGCACGACGATCTGCGCGCCGGATGAGTCGCCTGCGTTATCCATCATCGCGCGCCAGGCGGCGGTCAGGATGCGCTGTTGCCAGATCAGTTTGCGCGGTTCACCAATGCCCCACGGGCTGTCGTTGTCCTGCTGAACCCACTGGAAGAAGTCGTACGGCAACTCCCCGGTATCCAGGGTATTAAGTTGAATCTTGATCGGATGATCGTTGATGAACACCACGCACGCAGAGAACGTGAAGCCAATGCCATCAGGGCAGCGGCAACCCATGGCTTCCAGGTCTTCGCGGTCAACATCGCCGTGGTATTCCCAGCGCTCGTATGGCGCGCCGCGCTCGGTCATGATCGACTGGGCGCGCAACCTTGTGCTGTCCTTTTCTGCCGCTACCGTGGTGCGCTTTGGCTGTTCTCGCAGCACTTTGATGATTTCCTCGGTGCGATAGCCTGGCATGCCGGCCAGCGCTTCCACCTCACGCGGCAAGACGTAATCGCGCTCCCAGATATAGGCTCCGCGCTTCGGATCACTGCCGCAGTTCGGATCAGGGAAAACGTTCCAGTTGTCCACCCACTTACTAGCCGGTGACAGTTTTTCCACTGCCTTCATCACGTAGACAGAATCTTCCCCGTCCGTGACTTCCTGCCAGGCGCGGCGGATCGTCTTGACGACGTTCGGCCCCTTGAGGATACCGGTGCCCATACGGACAGCGGATCGCGCCACCTTGCGGCACTCACTGTTGAATTGTGATTCGTTCAACTGATCGTCAATCACGTCCTGCATCGCGGTAGCGCGCTTCTTCGCAGCATCCATCTTCATGCGCTTGGCTTGCTCAGGCGTCGGCGCCTGCGCTGGCTGTACTGGCATGGGTGAGCCAGGGACTTGCGGCAGACCCTGCGGCGCCAGCATTTGCCCCATAGCGGCGGCCACTGGCGTTTTCTCTCCATCAAAAGCCTCGTCGGGCATCGGGGTAGGCTTAATGCCCCAGTTGCGGTCATCGGTTGGCAGCAGGATTTCCGTGAACCTACCCTCTGCCGTGTCGCACTTTCCACGGATGATATTAACCACCACGCGAGAGCGGCGCTGTTGCTGACCCGCCGTCTTGCGATCAACGAACGCATCACCAGTGGCGAAGTCGATCATGTCGGTGCGCTGCACGCCGTCCCGACCATCGAATGCGGCTTGGTCTTCGCGCCACTGACGCTCGATGCCTGATGCGGCGCGCCCCTCAACCGCCTCGTCGCGCTTTTTCAGCAGCGATTGCGCCAGCGCCTCAAGCCTTTGCTCAACCGGTGTTGGGCCGTCTTGCGATTCATCGGCCATCAGTCCATATGCCGGGTCAACCATTTTTTCCTGATACATCACAACTCCCAGTTAAATCCCGACCACTGAATCAAGCACCTCGCGGCGCGATCTGCCACGCTGCTTCGGCATGTCTTCCCTGCCCGCCTGCAATCCACCTGTTTCCATACAGCAATATTGTAATGCGTCATGAATGTGACTATAGCTATTCTTCATCGGCTCTTCGGTGTAGCGCTCCTCGCCCACCACCTGGATGCGCCTGTACTTGTAGCCACCGTTGAATCCCTTGCGCAACACAGCGCAGCACGGGTCGATCAGCATCATTGGCTGACCACCAGACAATTTCGAGAGGAACCATGCAACAGCGCTACGGCGCGGCAACCATGCGTTGGTTTTTCCTGGGCGGATTTTCAAGCCAGCGGCACGCACCTCTCCTAGACACGTCTTCTCGTTGCTCTGCTGGGATTTCTGATTGCCTGCCGGGTCGCCAATGCAAATGATCAGGTCATCCTTGCGCTTCCAGAAATCGGGGTAGACCGACATCAACTGTGGGATCAGCATGTCTGTCAGAAATGCGTCGATCGCCATATCTTCGCCGCACATTTCATCCAGCACCAGCAGGCGCCCACGCGAATCGGTCTGTGTGATGACAGCGGCCGGCGTCAGTCCGAAGTCCATGCCGATGCGTAGCTGCACGTTCGGAATCGGATTAACCTGCTTGACGTGCAGCGTGTCGTTATACTCTCCGTACACAGGCTTGCCATCGTGCACGCTGCCGTATTCACCCAGCACGAACACCTTAATCCACTGCGCATCCTTGCCGGGAATCTGCCGCAACCAATACTCATAGCCTAGCGTGTGGTTGCTGACGTTCTCGGCGTCCGGGTTCGGGATATAGCTTTCGCCGACCTTCAGCAACGCGCCAGGCTGCGCGAAAAACTCATATCCTTCCGGCTTATCGACCTCGGCCATTTTGTAATACCAATGGTCGTCATCCGGGGAATTGGTATCCATGATGATGCCGGACCAGTTCGAACCGCCTTGCGCCAGCGATGGATACCGCCCGACACGCCCCGTTCCCATATCAAGGATGGCTTTCGGCAGTTCAGAGCACTCATTGATCCAGATGCCTGTCAACTCCAGCGATTTCAACTTCTTCACGTCATCCGGGCGGTCCAGCGAGATAAACATCACTTCCAACTCAACCCGCGTACCATCCGGCAGGTTCTGCACCACCATGCTGGTGATTGGCGCATCCCAGCGCATCACCGCATCAGGCACCCAATCCTCCCATGTTTTAATGCTGGTCGATTTCAACTCCGGGTAGCTGTTGCGAATCACCGCCCAGCGTGAACTACGCACGCCGCAAAATGCCGTCTGCTCTACCGCGCGCCGGATGATTTCCATGCAGCATGTAACCGACTTGCCGGTGCCGATAGGGCCGCGCAAGCCGCGCACAAACGCCGTTGACCGATGGAATCGGCTGGCGGTCGGCGCGGCTTTGTAGTTGATCATTGCCATCAGAAGCTCATGTTGTAGGTGGTGGGCTCGCCGCCCTTGTCCTTGGATTTTTCATCAATGCCGAACGCCTCGCGCTCAAGCGAAATGAGTACTCGCATGGTTTCAGCCAACTTCTTCATACTGTCGATGCGACCAGCACTGGATATAACCTTTTGGTACAGATCGTTGCGCTTATCCTGGCCCTTGTCATCCGCGCTGCGCAGCAATTCACCCAACTCGTGGAATAGCTCAATGTTGCCAGTCTCGGCTTCAAGTTCTTCCATCAGGGACAGTGCGAGACGGCGTGAACGACCGATATCTTTGCGCTGGGATAACTGAACGTTGGCTATGATCGTCGCATTGGCGTCTATGATCTTTGCATCGGTTGCAGTGGTTTCGGTTGAAACTTTTCCTGAAACCTCCGCCGCTGAAACCATGGCATCAGCCTTGGCCTGAACCTTCGCCTTCAGATCGCGCGGAACCCCGAGCTTGCGGAAGTGCTTATTGATCGCGGTGTGCGATACCTTCTGACTAGTATCAGACTCGTAGTCGGCTGCGATTTGCAGGACACTCTTAAGCCCAGCACGCCAATCCGGCTCGATGCGCTCCCAATCAATTCTAGATGCCATCACGCGCCCTTTCGGCAATTATTTCTTTAACAGCCTGCTCCATTGCCATGTGCAATTTAATATGCCCCCATGGCAATGGGATGGTTTTTGATTCAATGCACGCCATTTCAATAAGTGCATCCTTATACAAATCACCTGTGGATGTCCAAAGCAAGCATTTCCTCACTCGCGTGAGGATGTCTCTGCGCATGCCAAATTGAACCGCATACAACGCTGCCTGCCCAATACCTGCCACCACATGGTTATACCCATTCGAACCATCCTTGACCTCAATCACACTGGCCGAACCGTCAATATGAAAAATGACTATATCGGCTCGCCCAGCCTTGACGGAGAATTCATAAGTAATAGTGTCTTCGGCGCAGAGCATTGGGATGCGGTCATCAAAATGACCAGTTATACATTGTTCTTTGAACATCCTTACGATGTCACTCTCAAGACCGGGTGGGTTGCGGCGTTCCGATAAAATCAGCTCCGTCCTTGCCTCAACCTCTCCGAAATTGATTGCTGTCATATTCAGCTCGGAATGATCGTGTGCCCGTTACCATCCACCAGCATCGGCGCGGGGATAGCTACGGTTGCACCTTCCTTGTTGAAGTCCAGTCCGATGTGCGGCGCTTCAATCGGATCAACCACTGTCATACCCATATCGTCCAGCATTTGCAGGATCTTGCGCAGGGCGCAGTGCGATGGGCTGGTTTTGTCGAATCCGCCATCGAACACCACGTTCATAGCGGTAGTGCCGTCGTCCAGGTCGGCAATAACGAGGCATGCTTGTTTGATTGTCATGGTTTTTTCCTTTGTGTGGTTTTACAGATAGCCGCCGCGCGGCTGCTTACGGTTGAGTTCACCAGGCGCTTGGTCGTCAACGATTTCATCGCCAAAGACCTTGCGGGCGATGGATTCGCGGTCCTGCCCTTGACTGGCGCCTGACTGGCCGCCTGACTGGTAGATTTGCATGGCCATGTCGAGCGCCTGCTTGATGTCCTGCACGTCGTGGCCGGTACCCTGTGCATCAAAGCCATCGGCTGGCTTTTGCTCCACGCCGACAGACATCACGCGGTTGCCCGGCCCTACGTAGATTTCGATGCAGTAGCCGCCTTCCTGATCTGACTCTGCGCTTTGATCAATCATCGCGTCCATGATTACTCCCAACGCGGACGCGTCAGCAGCGCCGTCACGGTCAGTGTGGTTGTGCCGTCGCCAGCAGTGACGCGCGGACGGGCCAGTAGCACCATTTCGGTGACGGCTTCAATTTTCGCGGTCGTAAAATCCAGTGCATTACCCTGCGGATCGGTTAGCGCGACATAATTGGTTTCGTCGTTACTCCCCTCCCAACGCACCGAGCCGCCGGCGCCGAAAGTACCAACTACCTGGACAGACCGATCTTTTTGATCCGTCAGCTTGACCGGCAGACCCGTATCGCCGTTGAGCATATCCGCCCACGTGACCTTGATCGTGCCACTATCGCCGTCCATGCGCGCGAATGTCGGGGTAATCGTTGCCATTTCTATCGTCCTCTGCGCCTGCGCGCCTTGATAATCCACTCAGAAACCACTGGTGCTGGCGGTGTTCCGCCGCCACTTGACCCGCCACCTATCCATAGCGCAAACAGGCCGCGATAAGCCACGGTGGCAGGGGTCGTCATATCCACGCTTGCGCCGCCCATCCATGGGGCCAGCATGCTTCTGATTGCGGTTGCCATGATTTAGCTCGGGTCACTTCCTGAAATCGGATCAGCCCCGGGCGCGGCAGTCAGCGTACTGGTCCATGCCGTGGTGCTGTCGTCCTCTTTTTTCACGGTCAACGTAGTCCCACTGATAGTCCAGAGATTCCTCAAGAACCTTAACGCGTTTCTGACGGTCCTACCACCGCTATCCGTGCCTGTCGCCATATCACGGTCAAGCAGTGCATCGGCAACGCTGGTGCGCTCATCAGCCGTCAACGTCATGGCGCTGCCGACCGCTGCCGGGCTGGCTGGCAAGTTGTCGGTTTTAGCCTTGATGGCGGCGATTTCTGTGTCGAGATAACCCGCTACCGTGGTCAGTAGTGCATCTGTGGCCAGCCCTGACTGCAATTCTGTCGTCAGGTCGGCGGCAGCAGCAGCAGCAGTCATGACGTTTGCAGCCATCGCACCCACGCTGGAATCCATGCGACCACCGACCAGGGCGGCGGGAATCCGCCCGTCCAGCGTGGTTCCGGTGTCAACCAGGATCGCGGCCACATCGGCGCGCTGCGCATCGGCGTCCAGGCCGCCCGCATCGCTGATGATCAACCCGCCAGCAGCATCAGCCGCAGCGTTTGGCAGCGCGGTCAGCCCCATGCGCACGCCGTCCAGCGGATTAAATCCGACGAGTGTGAATTCGATTGGAGACGCCGCCGCCGAACTGGATGTGATCATCACGTACACCACCGCCGTCCACGCACCACTGGCAAAAATCGCGTCTGCGATGTCTAGTCGGTATAGCCCCGGCGCCAGGGTGCTGGACACTTCTTTGATGCCCCAATCGCTATGTGCCGCCGTCAGCGATGCCAAGTCGTTTAGCGACGAGGTATAGTCCGTCACGGTCACGTCATTATCCGTCTCTACCCGCGTCCCACTTACAGTTAGGTTTGCGGCAACCAGGCCAGTCTTGCCACTACCGTCTGTGCTAGTAGGGTCCGGAATAAATACGGTCGTTGTGTAGTCGGTAAAGCCGACCGTGATGTCCTTAGCCATTGAGGCCCCCATTCATTCCAGGATGTCTAATCAAACCGCCACCCGCGCTTGCCCCATCATCAATTTTCGACACGATCGGGTACACGGCATAAACAGTTGTGTTGCCATCCGTGAAAGCGCCGGAACTATTATTCCGGGTCGTGCTGTAGAAATTATCGTCCAGATAGCATCCCAGTTCCGCCGCGCTTGCGTACGTGTGCTGAATCACGGTCAGATTCCCGGCTGCCGTGGCCTTTAGCACCAGCGCGTAGACAGTGTTTGCGGCCAGATCAACTGGTGTGGAAAAGCGCAGGAAGCGCACAGGGCCGGTGTCCTGCATATCGCCGTCAATCGTAAAACTGGCAATCTGGCTAGGCGTGCCGGTGTGCGTCGAGTAAAGGCTCAGCACGCCACTTTGAGCATCCGCTGGGACGGAACCAAGACTCATGTGTACCTCGGCGCCGTAGCACGTGACTGGGCCGGGAAAGCTGAATCTGTTGCCGCGCTCATCAGGATTGGTTGCGTCCGTCCAAGCGGTATAAGCGGCGGTGTACGCGCCTGCAAGTCCTGGGACGTTGATGCTAACGCCGCCGCTTGTCATCAAACCGAAAGCAAAACCGGCGTTCGTGGTGTACGCCTTGGTCCACGCCCCGGCGCTGTCTTTGGTCAAAGAATACGGAGAACCGATCCCGCCATTAATGCCCGTGGTGCGCAATACGTTGAAATTACCAGCAAAACCACCGGTTGCAGTCAGTACAACTGCGTATTGCGTGCCGGCCGTCAGCGATGCGGTACCAGCCAGGCCTGTGCATGTCTTTGTGCCGGTCGATGCAACAGAAACACTGCCGGTGCCGCTGTTCGTGACTGGCGTGCCGCTCGGGAATCCAGTCGTTGCGTCTACCGTCTCAAGGGTCGCGTCAATCGTGCCGGTACTTGTGTAAGCTTGACAGCGGAATTTTACCTGATCCGGTGGTGTGGTGCTGGGCGCTTGAAAAACGACTGCCATTTTGTCGCCAGCGCCGTTGAACGTGAACGTAACGTCGCTACCGAGTGATGTACTGATAGCGTAACCGCCAGGGATCAGCGGGCGCCATGCCATCGGCGCGACGATGGCGGCAAGTGTCATGACACCCTCACTAAAACATTATCGGATGTTGTGGCCACTGCCACCGTTTTACCAACCAGAGATTGCAGCGTTGCCAGCGTCATGGTGTTATCAGCCTTGTATGCGGTTGCCACGGCCAGTAACAGCAAATCCTCCGCACTCAGCCGAGATTCCATCGACTTCACAGCATCCACCAATTCCGCCTTTGATCGGAACGACAGATTTTGCTTAGACGGCGACGTCGGCATCGCGCCATCGGAGCATGTGATTCCTATCGATACAGATCCACCATTGATCGCAATGGAATCTATTCTCAATTTGCGCGCCATTATTCCCCCAGCATTTTGGCAATCTGCGCCTTGGCGGCAGTGATGCGCGATTGCAACGCATCCAGTTCGTTAGTTTTTGCACTGACACTGGCCTGGAGTTCCTTGGCCTGCGCGGCGCAAGCGTCACGATCCACGGCGGCACGACCGGCTGCCAACTTTGCATCGGCAGTGATGTTGTCGGCGTCCTGGCGCGCTTTGGTCATCAGGGTGGCGGCATCAACCTGGGCTTTGGCGTTGATCGTGGCGGCCGACGCCTGCGCCTCATCCACGATCGAATCGGCGTGGGCGCGGGCACCAGCGGCCTTGGCGCTGTTTTCCACGGCGATGCGGTCCGCTTCTGCGGTGTGTTCACCAATGGCCAGCTTGGCGGCATCGATTTTCGCGTCCAGATCCGTCAGGATGCGGCGCTTTTCACCGGCGGCCTGCTCCAGCGAGCCAATCGACGACAGCGCATCGGCCGCGCCTTCCATGTGCCGGAACAACTTGCCCAGGTTGCGAATGGCGTCCGCCGCCTGATTGTAATCGATGTCAGTCATGATCTTTTCCAGTGGGAAATTACACTGACGTGATTATACCTGCGGAAACGTGAATTTCCACAGGTTATGCACTGGAAAGGGAGAGGTGGAGCGGGTAGAGGGAATCGAATCCTCATCTTAAGCTTGGAAGGCTTCAGCTCTGGCCATTGAGCTACACCCGCATGAAACTGGCGCAAGGGGCTGGAATCGAACCAGCGACCACCGGATTTTCAGTCCAGCACTCTACCAACTGAGTTACCCAAGCTAGAATATTCCCGGTTGCTTCCGGGGCGCCCGCTTACGATGCGCAGCTTATTGCTTGGGAGAGGGTGACGCGATTTCAGGTCGCGGCCTTGCAATGTCACTCCCTTTTGTTGCCGTCCCTGCCACGGCTCGCCGGCTAGGATGAAACCGGGGACTCCTCACGATCCTTCTTTACTACTGCAATTGGTGGCTAATCGCTGCACTGGTAGATCAGACGATGATTCCTGTCACCCAGCATCCGCTTTCGCCTGCCGGTTATACCCTCCGGCGCTACACTTCATACTACAGGCTGGTAGCTACCTAGCCTGCCATCTATAGCGTGGCTGCTCTCTTGCTGTGGTGGCAGGCTTTCCGGAGTATAGACACTGCGAGTCCGCATTCACCTTGTTGCTTACGCTTACAAGCACCACAAGAAAAAGAGGATTACACCCTACGCGGCACGCCCTCTCGGTCGTTTGGTACTACGCGTGCCAGGGAAGTCCTTTTTTCAATGCCCCCTCTTTCTTGTGGCCACTGGTTACGCCAGTGAGGCGGCTCCCGCGCTATCTGCGCAGTGAGCTTGTGAATCATTATTGTACACCATCAACCATCAGAAATGCACCATGTGCAGTCGCATAATCAACGCCGCCTGCTCGTCGGTGAAATCCGCGATACAGGCGCGCTCCGGTGCGCACGTAAGGTCGATGCTGATTCGCTGCAACTTGGCTATGTTCTTGCGGTCGATGCCACTGCGCTCGGTTAGTGTCAGCAGCATAGCCAGCCGCTCGCCCATGGTGTGCACCCACTGGACGGTGCCCATCATGCCGCCTGAAAATGTTGATGGTAAAGCGAACTGATGCGCTCGCGGCTCACGTTTTGCAGCTTCGACGTGTCGAAATGATCGTCGCCAGCAATACTGACGAACGTGATGATGTCGCTCTCGTCATCGTAGTACAGAGTGCCGCGCGGAAGCCGGTACAGTGCTTTCAGTTGGTTATCCGTGTTCATGATGGACCTCAGAAGTATAGACATGGCCTGCTTTGATGCGTTCCTGCACGGTGGCCATTGCCGCCAGGATTTCTTTTCTATGCGCCAGTTTAAGTTGCCCCTCGTGAACTTCAAGCGCGAATTTCACATCGTTCAGTGCTGTACCGTCCAGCCTAAAATTACCCGTGGTGCGGAACCGGATATTAGCCCGGAAAGCGCCGTCCAGCGCTTTGACGATGTCGTCCTCGTGCTGGTGCTGGAATACCGATTCGGCCAGTGTCAGCGCGATATTGAGCGCGCAGACCACGCATTCCCAACTTTCGCGGCTGGCCGTGCCGTGCGTCAGATTCAGCAGCGCCAGCCGGTATCCCGCGCCAAGATCGACCTGCTGATCGTCGCGCAGGGCGGCGTTATCCTCGCCCCGGTGGTTGATGCGGTTCAGCACCAGTCCGGCGCCGATGATGCCGGGGCGGTACTTCGGGCCGCGATAGGGTTTGCGCTTGCTCATGGTTTTTGCTGGGATGCGATGGCGGCGCGGGCTTGCCAACCCATCCAATTATTGCGTGTGCGGATGTTTGAGTAGTGGCCGCCGTGCCCATCCATAGGGTAGCCCATAGTTTTGGCATACGCCTCAAACGCCGCCCGCTCCTGCTTTTCGTGCTGGCCTTGCATCCAGTCGACAAGTGCTTCCTTATATTCCTCGCCCGTTGCGAACTTGCTCAAATCCGGCTTTGCCCGCTCATCCCCAGCCGGTTGCCCTGCATTGGCCACAGGGGCGGCCCCGGCGTCCGCAATCGCCTCATCCAGAAACGCCTTGATGTCTATGCCGCGCACTTCCTCTGCCCACGTCGGCGCGACATCCTGCGGGCGCAAGCCGACTTCGCCAGGGTAGGTGTCTTTGCCGTGGTCTTCGATGTAGGTGGCGGCACATCCGCGCAACGTGGTCATGGCGGTCAGGGCGATGCTGTATAGGTCCGGCGTTGCCACAGGCTCCCCAGCAGGCGCTACCTTATCCGCCTGGAACTTCGCAAAAGCCGCTTTCATTGCATCGCTCGGTTCAGGTGGGTTCTCCATCAGGTTCGAGAGCATTTCGGCATCGGCTGCCGTGATGTTCAGCGGGCGATCAGCAGGCGCTTGTGCGGGCTGAGTGGCCAGCGTCGCATCAATAGACGCAGTGATGGCATCGAACGCATTTTCAGCCTCGCTGACTGACTCGTAATGCAAGGTGATCGTTCCACCCAAACCTTCCGCATCACTGGTCATCGTGCCACCTTCGTAGCCGGTAGCGATCTTCTTTACCAGCGCATCCACCGCCACCACTGCGGGCACTGGTGCTGGTTGCGAATCAGCGTACAGCTTGCGAACCTCATACAGCCAGTTATGGTTGTGTGGCGTGCGCTTGTAGTCCTGATAAGAACCTTCGCTGCACTTCTTCCATTCACCCCATGCACTTTCATCCAGCCAATCCCCGCGCATCCTGTACTGGTATTCGACGGGCTCCTGCGGCGCGGCCTGGCTGGCGAGTGCCGCGCGTCCGGCTTCGGCCAACTTGGCGACGTTTTCGTATACCTTTTCCGTGCCTCGCACTTTGGCGTTCGCGTAGAAGTCTTCGGCGTAACGCGTGAGCGCTTCAAGTGCTTGCCGCATTTCCTGCCCCACCGGCACGCGGGCGGATGCAAGAGCGCCATGGGTGAATTGACGCAATTTCGCCAGAGTCTTGGGCGAGTCCTGCTTGTGTGCAATGGCGTGGCACGCAGCACCCAGCAGCCCGCGAGGCACGATTACCGGGTCTTCGATTGCTTCCGTGGTTTTGGTGGTGTCCATGATTTCCTTTCATTTCACCTGCCTGTCCGGCAGGCGGTGTGTTAGTTAATTTCAACTTCCAGAATCAGCCACTGGCCGACGTAGCCGTGCAGTTCGGCGATGATGTCGTGGCCGCCGATATTCACTTCCTCGTCCGTCCATAGGTAGCCGGTGATTTCGGAATAGTGTGAACCGAAGTCAATGTCGGTCGCGCCCATCAGTTGGCGAATAAATCCTTCCTGTGCTTCGACCTTATCCACTTGGCGGTCGGTGATCCAGTAACGCGCCGTGACGGTCTTGCGCGCGATGTCGTCCTTCAGGATTTCCGCCAGCGGACTTTCGTGCGGCAACAGGAACAGGATGTCGTCCGCTTCGTCGTAGGTGCCCAGCGAAAGCTGGCCGGTATAGGTTTTCGTTTCCATATTTCCTTTCTTGTGGCCTGTCGATCCGTCAGCAGGACTGTTTAATCTCGGTCATGATCTGCTTACGTGTCTTGAGTTTTGCCATGTAGACGGCCATCGCCCCACCCCTTCCTGTCGTCCTGGCTCAACACCCGCACCCGCACCGGCCCGAACGCCTCCAGCACTTGCGCCATCACCTTGACCCGCTGCGCATGCGTGGACGCGTCCACAATCAGCCGGTCGTACATCGCCAGCGCGCCGGCAGCGTTACGCGTCGATTCGCCGTCGCGCCATGCCTTGTAGGCAATCGACCGGGTCAGTGCGGCCGGCGTGATGCCCGACACCATCGCTGCCTTGTACGCGCTCATACCCTGGCGCACTAGTCGCATCGCCGCGTCCTGCTGCGGGCTCGGCATCGCTCCAACGCGGTGCGCGGTCACTTCCAGCGGACGCGGATCGGTTGAACTGGTCGAGCCAAACGTTACGCCACTGCCTACCACATTGCCGTCGGCATCCTTCACAATCACAGGTCTTGTCATCTTCGCCCCTTTGCGCATGTTAGTGGTACGTATCATATGCAATCAATTGTGGGGTGTCAATGATTAATCACATCCTTGTTTTTCGCGCCTTCTTTGCAGCCACTCAGCAAGACGCATATAGTTGTTTTCTTTGGTTTGCCTATATCCATGTCGGTGCGCATCCGCAAGCTCGGACCAATATTTCACCAACTCAGGGCTTTCGCGTGTCTCCTTTTTTACCTCTTCGATATCGCTATTCGTCCATCCGTAAAAATTGGCGATATAAGCAAAATCTAGAAGAAACTTTCTACTTACGAGCATCACACCAATCCTCGTCTATCTTCTCCGGCATCGTCACATCGACACTAAAACCGTCACGGGTAAGGCGCTTCGCCAACGCATATGCAGCAGCCTGCCCTGTCCAGCTTGAATCGCTGTCACCGAAAATTCTCACGCCTATAATCCCGGCTGGCGGCATGAATTGTTCCAGCAATACGGCGTTGGTGGCCGCCCAAACCGGAAGGCCAAAGCGTACAGAGGCCGCCAGCGCGTTTTCCACCCCCTCCGCTATCCCGATATGATCCTGGATGCGCGAAAGCCGCACAGCGGCCCCGTTTAGCCGCCTGCCAGCCATGAATTTCTTTACCGGATCAACGCTAGCCTTCTCGCCAGCCGCCGTCAGATACGTGCGGTGCAACGTCACGCCATGACCGTCATAGTCGCGCAAGATCGATATCATCCCCGGGTGCTGGCCGCCCTGGCTGTGAAATAACCCGGGGTGATACTTGATGTCAGGCGGGATTAACTCGATACCGGTCCGTCTGGTCAGGTAAAGCCAAACCGGATCATTCTTTGTGACCGGCACGCATTCACGCAAAATCCGCTTGATGGCGACCACCTTATCGGCCTCGGTGCGCTCGTCCATCCTTCTTGATTCCTTGATGGTGCCGATTACCCTGTCAACGTTTGCCGCAGCTTCTTTAAACGTCCAGCCGTACATCCGCATCAAAAAATCAAAACCGTACCCCGCACCACATTGCGAACAGAAGAAAGACCCTGATCCGTTTTTGTCATCGAACCGGAAGCGATCTGTCCCGTCATTGCAAAATGGGCAGGGCCCATGTTTTTTGCTGGTGAACCTCTCATCGATGCCGAGTGCCACCAAAATCCCAGACCACTTACCAACTGCCAGTTCACTGGTTTTCTGTTTTATGCCGCTCATTTGTTGCCCTTACTGAACCTGATCATCGCAGCTTTAACCATGTTTTGTACAACCAAGCTTGGCGGGCGCCCAACATCATTCATACCGCGCGGCCATACACCGAATATAGCCCGGTACTGGTTTGCAATCCAGCCCGACCGATAACCACGTTCTTCCGCGATCCGGAACAACTCGGAGTAGACGTTCTGCTTATCAAGACCATCAAGCTTTGCCTGTTTGGCCTTTTCCTTTTTCGTCAGCGGAGCCAGTTCACCCGCCGCGTGTTCAATGGTGTTCGGTTTTAACGGCAGGAATCCGCATACCGGACACTTCCCGCCAGTCTTTTTCAGGTAAGTGCACTGCGGGCATTTCGACGGCTTTTTCTCTTCAACCTTTTTGTCTGATCCAGTGGTTTGCTTTGGCTTGCCGTCGTCCAACTCCATAGGGAAATCGTCAGTCGGGAATCCAATGCTCTGGACGGTTCCGCTATGATCAAGAATTAATGCGCGCTCCTTCCCGTCAGATGGGCGCAGCACGCGGCCAGCCATCTGCAAATATCTGATCAGGCTTTTTGTCGGGCGGGCCAATATCATTGTCCGGCAGGCCGGGAAATCCCATCCTTCGGTAAGAATTCCAACATTACTGATTACCAACGTCTTGCCGGATGCGACACGGGCCAATATACTCGCGCGCTCATCTTCATCCGTATAGCAATCAATATGCTCTGCCGCAACGCCAGCCGCAGTGAACTGCTCAACGATATGCCGCGAGTGCGCGATATTGGTGGCAAAGCAGACAGTTGGCGTACCGTCTGCGTACTTCCGCCAGTTCGTCACGATGTCACCAATAAGCAATGGCTTATCGACCGCTTCACCGAGTTCCTTTTCGTTGTAATCGCCTGCGGTGATTTTTACCCCGCTCAAATCTGGCTGGGACGGTGCGTACACGTCACAATCAACAAGAAATCCTTGGTCGATCAGTTCCTGGATGGTGGCAGCGATTACCATTTGTTCGAAGAGCGGGCCGCCTAGGTCAGGGTAGACCTTTCCAAGCCCTTTTGAAAATGGCGTTGCTGAAAGCCCGATTACAGGCCCCTTATGCTCCGCAATAACCTTCCTGTAATCCTTCGACCCAGCTACGCCGTGCGCCTCATCGATCACCAATAAATCAACCTCAGGCATCCCACGGCGCGCAACCGTCTGTATGGAAGCGACAATGACGTTCTCATATGTCCGCGAGGTATTGGCGCCCTGTATCACGCCGTGCTGAATACCTGCGCGGAAAAATCTAGCGGACGTCTGCCCTACCAGGTTGATGCGGTTACAAAGGAACGCCACCCGTTTCCCCTTCGCTACCGCCCCCCTGACTAGAATCATTCCTATCTCAGTCTTCCCGCTACCAGTAGGGCTACTTAACATCTGGCGCTTGAACCCGCCAGCAAGGCCGGATCGCAGGTTTTGCACTGCTTCCGTTTGATATGCCCGCGCTTCGAATGACATAGTTACCCCTTAATTAATTCATGGATCAGGATGCTTTTAAGTCAAAACCGTTTTGTTTTCGCTTACGTCCAAACCTCACCCGTATTAGGTGACTACGATTAGCTGACGTTTATCTCACCCGAAAATCTCACCCTATGTTCTCAAGGGTCTTTTGATGTTTCGCGGGGCTCTCTTTCGATTCCCCTAACTACTTAGGCGCCTATAACTACTTTCGAGGCGTTATCCTTTGCAGCGGCTCGTTTATCGCGGTCGGGCTAAATCCGAGTACATGCACCACCATTTTGTGGCCTTCCGCTAGGGCTGGGCTAATGGCCCCGTCTTTTGGCAGTGTGTAGTCATAAGACTAGGCTTACCTGAATATCAATATTTGGCAGTACAGACGAAAAAAAGCCCAGGATGCTTAGGAGTGCCGGGCCGGCAAGCCTCGGATGCGAACGAACAGTGAACGTCCGCATCCGATTTTGTCGGCACTCCTAAAAAACCTGGGCTACTACACTGTTAATATTTTCTCATCCGCACTTGCCGGTGCTGATGGGAGAATTCTACCGCAATTTCCCGCAATAAAGCTATCTTGCTGGAAAATTTATGCGCCCGATTCGACGCACGCCTTGCAGCACCAGACGCGGCCCAGGTACTTCCTGCCGACGATTTGCTTATGCCCGCCGCAGCGCCCGCACTTGAACGTCATCCCCGGACCGCGCGAGGCGTTGATCTGCTGCGCGCGGACGGCCAAGGCATGCGATTCCGGGTCGGGCTTCACGACAGACACCACAGTGCCAGCAACAGCAGGAGAGCATCGTAATAGCGTTCACGGTTGCCGAGCTCGCCAGCGTGCCACCAGATGCCCATCAGTGTGCGCGCTAGCAGCACCAGTAGAATGAATAGTCCGAAGCTTTGCATCACGCACCCCACCAAAAAAGCGCCAGCACAGCCCATGGCGACAAGCCCATGGCCCACACAGCGATGATGTCCCAGTTCCAGGTTTTCATTTTTATCCCCAGTTATGCAGCGCTTCCCGGCGCGCCGCTGGCCGTTAAAACGGGATGCCGTCCCACAACACGGCGTGCATGCAGCAAGCACACTTCGGGTCGTCTTGTACTTGCTTGCCGTGCTGGCAGTTCGGATGCTGCGTGGCGAACTGGATGCGCTTGTACACCGCCACCCGCACGACAGCGCCGCGTTCCTCGTACTCGCGCCAGCCGTCCTGCACCGTGTAGTCGCTGGGCGTGCGCGGCTTGTTGTGGCAGCCATACAGCGCACTCATGGCCGCCCCGGCGTGGTCAGGGCACGGACGAATTCCAGCGCATCATCCTGGTCCCGGAAAAAGTACGCCATGCGCTGGCGCTGCGCCCACTGATAGACCGGCTCTTTCATGTCGTGCCAATCGATCCGGTATTCGCGCATCGTCCAGGCGTACAGCATCGCGTCGGAACCGCCCCGCGATTTGACCTTGGCGCACATCACATGCGGGAAACTCGGGTTGCCGTAGACGGTCCACAGCACGACGTTTTGCGGCAGCGGCGCTTCCATTGACAGGGCGCCGGCCGGGGATTTGAAGCGGGTCATGTCATGCTCCGGCCGATTTCGGCGGCGGCACGGACTATGATGCGACGGGTGGCGGATCGCTTGTCATCTTCGTAAATCCATGTTTCGCGCTTAATCGGCAGCATAGAGTTCGCGACGCACGTGGCGGATACGCCAGGGAAATCGCCCGCCAGATGGAATCGGATTTCGATGTTCAGCTTTACAGCCAGCCACAAGGCATCGCCATCGTCGGCCAGTGGGTTCCATAAAACACTCGTGTGACGCCCTGCCTGACGATGCGGCTTTACCTTCAAACCAATGATATCGTCATCGGGATTTGTCACGGGGTACTTGATGTACAGTCCCGCCGCTTTCGCCGCCAGTTCCAACAATTCATAATCAGTCATACATCCTCCACTAAATCCAGTTGCCTCGGGTCTTGTGCCCGAAGTATGTAAATTACACCGGTGTCGCAGTCCTCGTAACCAGCGCGAATAGCAGCGGCCACGGCGCGGTAGCAGACATCAGCATCCTGCCGTGCGAACACGCATCCCGAACAGTCGCCCATGCCCCTCGCTGGCGCCGGCCTGAACTGCATACGCTCCGGTTCCAGCGAATCAGCCTGGCGGGCACCATGCACCGTCACCAGCTTGGCCGGTGCGCCTCCGCGCTCCTTCCAGATAGCGAGTTCTTTAGGGCTCATGCGCCTTCCTTAACTCCAGCACCTTGCGCTGGTAGTGCGCTTTCAGTTCGCGCAGTTCGTCGTGGGCCCATTTGCGTGGCGTGCTGTCGGACTCCAGCGCCTCAACGCGCGCCAGTCCGATGCGGGCGATCAGGCCGACCCTGTAATCCACAGCGCGACCAGCCCCGTACAGGTTGCAGGCGGCGTTTTGCAAGTGCACGTTGTCTTCGTTAAATCGAAGATGCGGCGCGCTTCCGGTGGATCGGTAGTGGCCCGCATGGACGTTGCCGCCAGTCAGGCTTTTATCGTCAAACCGTTTCCCGCAGCAGATACAAGGCAACTCCGCATCCCTGGCACGGATGAATGCGTTGAACACGCGCTGCACCTCGCGGATCAACTGCGGGTACGTTTTCATACCTTCGCGCTTCACCTTGTCCGCCGCGCGCTCCTGGCGCTGCTTCTTCGCCTTCATTTTTGCGATCTTCTCGACCGCCAGCACCACGGCACAATCGGCGCTACACCACAATTCATGCGGCCTGAGCGGATCGAACATGTATGGCACGCGGCAAGCCTTGTTGCTGCATTTTCGCTTGCGTGGTCCTGGCGCTGGTTTTGGCTCGGATGGCAGGGAGCGCTTGAACGGCGTGCGCTTAAGTTCTGTTGTTCTTTTCATGTTGTGCACTCACATGGCAGCAGGCTTGGCATGCTGGCGATTTTTACCACCTTGCGAGCGCGTGCCCAAAATCTTTGATGCGGGATATGCTCAGTCTGCGGAACGCCTGCACATTTCATAATTGCGAACTTTTCCTCCATATCTTCCAGGTAGACCGGCCCTATTTCGTCGTGGTGAATCGCATACCCGATTTCTTCCTCTGCCCATTCCCCTTAAGCCAAATATCGGGCCGCGTACAGTACACGATGTACCAGTGCTGCCATCCAGCCTTTAAGCAGCCGACGCAGTTTGCATGTTTGAATTGCGAGTATCCAAGCGGCGGCTTTATTCCTATTTCGTCCGTAGAAAATATCGTGCGCGGACCACTAAAAAGCGGGTACGCGGTCCTATATCCCATACCGCCAAGGATTGAGGAGCGCCGCTGGATGCGCGCCAATTCTTTAGCGTCAAACCCGTAATAAATAACAACGTCAGATGCCTCAAAATTCGAACGCAACCATGCCATGAATGGCTCAGTCTTCAATCGTGCAGTACAAAGCTCTGGACCGCTATCAACCTTGAAAGCCTTTGCCGCAACAGTCACATCGAACTGATCCATGCTGGCGTTTTTGTAGTTAACGTATGTGATTGGCAGTGCGAGATATTCCGCGACTTCCCGCTTAAAGCGCTTCACGTCAGCATCCTCTACTGAAAAATGCATGTCATGGTTTACCAGTATCACGTGTTCCAAAGGCACGCTGCGGGCAACCTCGATAGCCACCAAAGCAGAGCTATGCCCACCTGAGTAGCAAACAACGTGCTTCATCGGGGTCTTGCGGGCGATTTCTGTGCGCTTCATGGCATGCACTCCATCACGGTTTCGATCCAAGTTTGCGCCGCCTTGGCGTTGACCGCATTACCGTAGGCGCGTAATCGTCCCACGCGGGAGCGGGCGTTTTGTTCAAGGGGAAAGGCAACCACTTTTGCCCATCGTGAAGCATCAAAACCCAGCCGGATGCGGTCTTTTTCTTCTTTGCTAAGGGATGACCAAACCTCTTGAATCGGCTGATGTGAGTGAAGCACCACCCCCGCTTGATAGATGGCGCGCTGCAAAACTCGCAGGGCTTCCGCCGTTCGCCCGTCTCCGTGTAGTTCGGCGAGTGACAGCGACGGTGACAAGAGGCACACAACGTCCTCAAGTTCGATGGCGCGTTGTTCTGCGGGTTCTCGTCCCGGTGATGCACCTGTAGGTTCGTCGCCGCTCCGCATGACTGGCACACCAAGGCCGCTACTTTTGCCGACTGGCGCCGACTGTTCTTGTCGCTCATCACCTTGATGCCTTCCATCCCATTCGCCATGCACGCACGGTTGCAATACACCCGGCGATTGAATGCTGACAAATCCTCCAGCCGACCGTTGAACCTCTTTCGCTCCAGCGGCTTTGTGCAGTGCTTGCAATTCATCTACTTCTCCTTTTTCTTCTTCGGAATCTTGTCCGGCGCACACTCGCACCAAGCCGGTGGCAGGCCCATCAACCACCTTGACATGGCTGGCGATAACTGGCCGCCAGCGTCCATCCGTGCAGTAGAGCCAGTCAGCATCACGCCAGAAACCGTTAGTCGGGCCGGGCCGCAAATCGCCGCAAAGTCCTGCAAGCGCTGCTGATTCTTCGTCCCATCCTCCCGGTACATCACCACCAGACACTCTTCCCGGTCGTTGTTGCAACTCGGCGCCAGCCATCTCGCCAATACTGCCAGGTCGTTCAAATTCGCCATGCCGTGCCCCTGCGCTTTCTTCTCGGCTATGTACTCCGCTGAATGCGCCGGGAAGTGGTCCCGAGCTTGAGGCGTTGGCCAGCCCGCCAGCGATTGCGCCTGCATCGGCAGTCCGTTGCGCGGGTCCGGTGCCAAATCGCCGCGCTTCTCCGAATCGTTCGCCCTGGGTGTTGCCCACGATGCCAGCCAAGCCACGCGCCCCAGCAGACTGTTGAGTGGAATGTTTTCTTGAAAGCTTCCGTCCTTCCAGTCGCGTGTTGTTGGTGTCGCCCTGGGCGACACCAACCCAGTAGTTACGGTCTCGGATATGCGGCGCACCGACGCCCGCAGACGGGAACGGGGCACTCCCGAAGGCGTAACCCATGGCTTCCAGGTCAGCGTGTACAAGGTCGATCCAATCATCGACAGCCGCGCTCGCAACTTGCTCTCCAAGGACGACTGCAGGCTTGCACTCGCGGATGAGGTGCCCAAAAGCTGGCCAGAGGTGCCGCTCGTCAGCAAACGCAAGTCCTTTGCCTGCCGCGCTGAAAGGTTGGCAAGGACAGGAACCAGTCCAAACAGGTCGGTCATCTGGCCAACCGGCCGCACGCAAGGCGTGGGACCAGACTCCGATGCCGGCGAAGAAGTGGCATTGCTTGTATCCTCGCAAATCGTCTGGGTAAACATCCTCAATACTCCTTTCGTCCACATCGCCAAGCGCAATATGGCCAGCCGCAATCAAGTTTCGCAGCCATTGCGCCGCGTATTTGTCAAATTCGTTGTAATAGACCGTCACGCGACCACCCCAGCCGCGCCAAACAGTGCAGCAACCAGTGAATCACGTAACATGCCGCACTGTTGCGCTTTGGTCTTGACGATCACCCGGCTACCGAACTCCCCAATATCGACGCTGGCCGTGCGCCGCCGTGGATGACCGATTTCATCCTCTACCGCCTCGCAGTTGGCGATGAACGAGAGGAACCGTTCAACCGCCGCATCGTCGCCCAGCCTGGCATATGCGCGGCAGTTCATGCGCGGGCCGAAGCGCCCGGCGACGCGCTGCGTGACGCCAGCGCGCAGCATAGCCTTGTGGTAGCGGCTGGCGGTCGATAGCTCGATGCCGATCAGCGCGGCCATTTGCTCAATCGTCAGCGACTTGGACTGCATTGCCGCGATCAGCTTGCGGTAATTCGCGATGCGGACCTGACGCGCAATGATGGCGCTGGCGGTGCTGTTGTTGTGGCGCTTCTTATCCATGGCTCGGCTCCGCGTGCAACTTGACGGCCACCGCCAGCATGGCCAATGCCGTCTTTTTGCCGCGCTCGTCCAGTTGCATGAACAGCGCCATGGCTTGCGCGCCGCGCGGGTCCAGTGCGTCCTTGGTGGCCTTGTATTCGGCCTGGAATTGCTCATTCATTGGCATGATCGTTACTCCCTCTCGTTTGGATTCGCGTGGAACTGCACACCGAGCCCGGCGCCGAAGGCATAGACAGCCTCCAAAAACTGCGCGAAGCCCTTCTTTGTCAACTTCGTGGTACTGCCGACCAGCACCGGATTGCCGCCTGGGTCTGTCGCCCATTTTTCATAGCCTTCCGTGCAAAGCTGGTCATTGAATTGCTCGGGCAGGAATTCGCGCTTGAAGAATTCATGCCAAACCTCTGGCGCATAGCGCCGCCCATCGGTCCACGCCTGATCCGCAATATCCTTCAGCGGCCCGGCATGATATAGGGCGTTTTGATCCAACCGCCGCCCTTTGATTTCCTCTCGTACGATGATTTCCAGCGGGCGCGCAGTGTCGATCGGCAAATTCCGCACTAGCGCCAGCACGTTGTCGCGTACCGCCTCGCCGCGCAGCAGGAATCGCCGCTGTTCGAATCTCTGGCGCATCAGTCGCTCTCGCGGTTATGCGGCGGCTCAAGCTTGTCCAACTTCGCCAGCGGCCAGCCAGTCTTGCGCATGATCGCCAAGCGCGCATCCGCACTAATCGGCAGACCGGCGCGATACCGGCAAACGGTGCTGGGCAGGATGTTGAAAAAGCGCGCAATATCCGCGTCGCTCTTCAAGTGATATTCCTCGCGGATTGTATCCAGTAGCGCATGTTTGCGCTCGCTACGTTTATTGCTCATATGTGAATACCTTTAAAGTCGTTGAATGGCTCTGTTGCTTTACACAGCATATCATTGTCAGTGCGCATATGCAACGCTGTTGTTGCGACGATGTGAATAAATAGTTGTTGCGCTTGGCATAATGATGGCGTACTATTGTTCATCGGCAGCGAACGCGGCCAATAACCGGAGAAGATCATGGCAATCACTGTTTACATCGAGGGCGAAGCCCATCCTGATGGCTTCCTTTCGGAGCGCAGTTATCTTGACGTTGAAGAAATCAAGGACGTGAAAGAAAACGGCGATTTCAACTGGCAGCAACATGCCGAAGCCCAGACCGCCGCCAAGAAAATGATGAAATCCGGCTGCATCAATGTCACCATCACCCAGCACGATAGCCAGGCTGGTTATGGAAACCCTTATAGCGCAATCGAGATTCGCGCCTGATAAATACCCGGAGCCCATCATGTTTTCCACTACTGAGAAACTGGTAATTTTCGCGCTGGCGATTCTCGGCCTAGTTTTTCTGATCAGTCTAACTATCGGATCGGAGAGTGAACTCAGTAAGTGCGAGGCTCATAACGGGCGAATGGTCTTCGCACGATTCAATTTGATTCTGATCGGATCACCACCTGTCGTGCATTGGATACCAATTTACGAATGCAGAAAGTCATCGAAGTAACCCATGCCCGCCACTGAGCGGGCTTTGCCACTGAAAGCACCAGCATTCCGCTGGCGCGTAACGGGAGAGAGTAATGAAAATTGAAATTCGCAACCGCTGGACCAATGAAGTGATTTTCTCGCATGACGCAGAGGAAAACAGCATTGCCATTACTGTTGCTAAAGCAGTGCAAAGCCGCAGCAACCTGAGCGGCAGCGACCTGAGCGGCAGCAACCTGAGCGGCAGCGACCTGAGCCGCAGCAACCTGAGCGGCAGCGACCTGAGCCGCAGCAACCTGAGCGGCAGCGACCTGAGCGGCAGCGACCTGAGCCGCAGCGACCTGAGCGGCAGCAACCTGAGCGGCAGCAACCTGAGCGGCAGCAACCTGAGCGGCAGCGACCTGAGCCGCAGCGACCTGAGCGACAGCAACCTGAGCGGCAGCAACCTGAGCGGCAGCAACCTGCAACCCATTCGCGATGACATTTGGGCGGTTCTTTCCTCCGCTCCGCGTGAAGTCCCGGCGTTGATCGAAGCGCTGAAAGCTGGCCGCGTGGATGGCTCTACGTATTCCGGCGAATGCTCGTGCTTGGTTGGGACTCTAGGCACTGCCCGTGGCGTCGGGTATGCGGATATCGACGGGCTGGAACCCAATTCCAACCGCCCAGCAGAACGCTTTTTTATGGGCATCCGCCGTGGCGATACGCCGGAAACGAATCAGGTATCAGCGCTTGCGCTGCAATGGGCTGAGCAATGGCTGGAAACGATGCGCGCCGCATTTGAGCCAACACCCACATCGGGCAAATAAACCGCCCGCGCCGGCTCGCCCGGCGCACATCGGAGAACATCATGCTTGTACGAAAATCAGAAATCAAGCGCCAGCGCGAGGACAACGAGTGGCCGCGCGAAGGGGAAACCTGGTCTGAATTCCTACAGCGACGACTCAACGAATCTGAGCGTGACCGCCGCTTTGCTCGTCACGTTTTCATCATCCTGACTGGCGTGATCCTGTTCGGCTACGTGGTCAATGAGGCGTTGATGGCGGTGTCGAAATGAAGACGCTGCTTCGCGCGCCACAGATATGCGCCAATGTCTACGCCAATGGCTCTGCGGATCGTTTTGACGGCCTTGCTGGCGACGAATCCACCCAGGTTGAGGTCGAGTACTACGTTGGCGAATTCGAGCCACCAGAGCGCGCGTTTTACGTCATCGAAAAGGTTCTTGCCGACCGCATCATGCGGCTGTCAGGTTCGGATGGCGTGACGCTGACGATCCCGGCAGGATTCGACATCACGGACCTATTCACCCGGGGGCAGATTCAGGAAATGGAAGAAGACCTAACCCGCATGTTGCTGAAAGGATACGAATTTTGAGCGCCCTGAAAGCCTTCTGGTCGAACTACCTGCGCTGGTACTGGTACTTCCTCAGCCGCGACTTTCGACCATCCCGGCCAGAGGCCGCACGCAAGGCGATGTGGTGGGCCTGGAAGCAACGCACGTTTTTTCGCGGAAAGTGATTGACTAGCGGAAAGAATGCGGGCATGATTTGCGGCAATGGTGTGGTGCCAGGTAACAAATAACGGTTAAGGCCCCTGCGGTCGAATTTTAGTTTCGTGTACGGCTAACCGTCCGTGCGCGATCACCACACTAAGATTCGACCACAGGGGCTTTTTTTATGGATTTTTCAATTCTTGAATCTTTGAACCTTAAAAAGGTTTCAACAGAAGTGTTGCAATTGATGTATAGGCAAATTTACCAAGAGCTTAATTGTCGTCGTGCCTGCATAGCTGTTTCTGAAAGAAATGCAAAAGCACACCAGGACTCTCAATTCTTGAGAATGCCAAACGAAAAATACGAATACAACCGATATCATTTAAAATTTTTAGACGACCTTATCCGTCAAGATTGGAGCCATCTTTTTTCTGGGTCAAGTGATAAAAGATATTATGTGTACGCACACATATCTCCAAGTGGGAAATCAATTAGGCATAGCGGAGAGGTGGAATTGATGCTTAATGGCAGACCGTTCTACATAGGCAAGGGAACAGGTGATCGCGCCTATGATCTGAAAAGAAATCAAGGCCACGGGGTTGAGTTATCTCAATTGCTAAATTCTGGACATAGGCCAAATGAAATAGTTCAAATAATAAAAGATGAAATGACAGAGCCAGAGGCTTTGGAGTTGGAATCAAAATTGATTTATTTTTTTGGCACAAAGTTTGAGCGCCATAGACGCGGATTGCTGGTAAATATTGAAATTCCAAAAACGCCATTTAATTTGTAAAAATACCAGTCTCAACGTATGTAGCACCTATAGGAGAAAGATATGAAAATCGGAAACATGGAAGTAAAGCGCGTCGATGATGGCGTAATTGTCGTTTCAGAGGAACTGGAAAACGAAACCGGCTGCTACGTTTCGAAGTCGTCGGATGATTCCATCGAAGGCCGCTACCTGCATAAGCTGGCGGCGGCTGTGGTTGATATGCCTCGGCTGACCGCGAATCAGTTGGCGCGCGTGGAGCACTGCATTCAGGGCAGTATCTCCATGGGCTGGCTGGCAGAGGAATCGGCCAGCAAGATTCTTGAAATTCTGCGAGGTCAGGAATGAAGACCACCACGGAACTCGCAGAAGCGTTGTTCATGGACATGGTGAACGGCGACCATGCGCTGTCGGTGTCCGAAGTCGAAGAAATGGCGCTGAGCGCATTCGCCTTCGCTTCGACGTTCAACCGGAAGGCGCAGCAGTATGTGGAGGAAATCACGCCGACCACGTACCGCCTGAAGGGTTGCCGGGCCTGCCATGGCTCCGGTGGCAAGCATAGCGATCCATGCAAGGTATGCGGCGGCACTGGAAAAATACAGGACAAATGAGGCCGATATGAGCGACGACAAAAAAACTGGACTGCAACGACTCCGCGCCCCGTTCGAACCGAACCAAATCAGCCAGCTTCCAAAGCCGAAAAGCAAGGACGCGCAAAAAGGCTGGTGTGACGAGTGCCAGAGCTATCACGGCCTGCCAGCTATGCACCTGGACTATGTCGGCCATGCCGCGACGACCGACCGACTGCTGGATGCGGACCCAAACTGGTGGTGGGAGCCTATGTCTTTCGGCCCGGATGGACTTCCGGCGATGGACAAACAGGGTGGCCTATGGATTTGGCTGACGGTCTGCGGCGTGCGTCGCCCCGGCTACGGTTCGGCGGAAGGCAAGACGGGCGGCAACGCGATCAAGGAATTGATTGGGGATGCGATCCGCAACGCTGCCATGCGGTTCGGTGTGGCGCTGGACCTGTGGCACAAAGGGATTCTCCACAAAGTTGACCTTGACCAGCATGACGACGCGAATCAGGAATACCAAGAGCCGGTGCCAGTTGCGGAACAGCCCAAGGCCCCGCCGGTGCGCCAAGCGATCCCCGGTGGCCGTTTCGATGCTGCCATGGCTTCGATACGGACCGGCGAATACACCGCTGAGAAGTTGCGCAAGAATTTCGCTCTGACCGATGACCAGGAAACCGTGCTGGTTGATGTCCTGCGGGAGCTTGGGAAATGATCCTCTTCCACCCATCGTCGCTGGGCCTGCTGATGACTGATGCGCAATCGGTGGACCGCGCGCTGGTGCCGGCCGAATTGCTGGAGGTTTGCGACAAGGCACGCAAGACCGATGCTGACCGCGCCGCCCTGCTGCCGTACAAGGAGGCTTCTCTTTCTGCTGGCGCAAAGACGTACCTGAACACGCTGGCAAAGCAGGAAGTCTACGGCTACCGCAAGGTGCTGGACGTGAAATACCTGGACAAGGGTAATGCACTGGAAGCTGCGGCGATACAAATGCTCAACGATCTGGAATTCAAGAACTACGAAAAGAACACTCTTCGCCTGAAAAATGAATTCCTGACCGGCGAGCCGGATATATGGGTTCGTGGCGTGCGCACCATCGATACGAAAGTTTCGTGGAGCCTGGATACATTCCCGTCTGTCAGCGAGGATGCGCACGATCCCATCTACGAATGGCAGGGGCGCGGCTACATGCAACTGTGCGACGTGCCGGAGCACCGCGTCAGCTTCCTGATGCTCGACACGCCGCCGGAAATGTGCCGCTGGGAGCAACCGGAGCTGCACCGCGTAAGCCACATCCCGCCAGAGCTTCGCCATACCAGCATCACCTACGCCCGCTGCCCGGCGCTGGAAGCGAAGATGATAGCCAAATGCGCCACGGCGCGCGCCTACCTGCTGCGCCGGATCGAGTTGATCCATTGGGAGCGCATCCCAAAGAAAACCATCACCATAGGAGCCACCATGCCAACCGAAGCCCCACAACCCGCCGCCGCACCAGCCATCGAGGAAACCATTGTCGGCTTGCCAGAAGACACGCGGCCAGTCATCACGGTTAAACTGGAAGAGGCCGAGCCATTCCCTGTCATCGTGGAGCAAGCGGCGCCAACCCTGCGCCTAGGCCAGATCGGGGAGCGCTTCGGTTTTGTCGTGACAGCCGATTTCCTGACGTCGCTGGGTTTCGCGCCGGCCGCCACCGAGAAGAACGCGAAGCTGTACCACGAACACGATTTCAAGAACATCTGCGCGGCGCTGTTGCGTCACATCGTTGACGTCCAAGCGCGGTTCTAAATCGTCTAAAGCCGTCCAAAAAAGGCTGTCGATCGATGGCCTTTTTCTCTTGCATCATTCTGCAATTGGATGCACAATGATTATGCACGATAAATAACCCACGAAAGGATGCAAAATGGCTGGCAAACAGAGTAAGGAAATGAGCGAGGCGCAACGGCTGATACTGGAAAAGGGTATGACGCCCGGCGAAGCGGCGAAGAGAGCCGGTGTGCGGCAGGCTAGCATCTACTTGCGCCCATGGTGGAAGGCGTTGCAGGCGAAGCGCGCAGAAGAGGCCGCGAAATGAGCCAGCACATCAAACGGTGGCAAGACCGCGCCAAGGAAATTGAACCTGATCCGACGAAATGGCACTTCCGCATGACCAAGGTTCTGCGCGACGCTGAAATTACAGAATTGCGTGCCGCCCTTGCCGCCCAGCAGCAGCAAGCAGCACCGGCCATCCCAGAAGGCTACCGACTTGTTCCTGATATTTCCACTGGCAAAATGGATGATGCCGGTCTGGCCAGCTTGGGCCGCAGCCATTTCAGCGACAGCGGTGGCATTGAATTTGACACTGGCGACATTGAGTCGATTTACGTGTCGATGCCCGCCGCCGCTCCACTGCCACCAGTACCGAAAGGAGGTAAGTGATGGCTGCCGCAGACTACCGGCTTTGCGACGTATGCAACCGCAAAGCCTTTTACGACGCCAATCTGAATTACGACTATGACAAGCGTGACGCGAACGGCGAGCCATCGCTTGATTATCTCGGCGCTTGGGCTGTGATCTGCACCGACTGCGCAAAAACGCACGAAGTGAAAATCGTTGAGCGAGCACCAGCACCGGAAGGTGAATAGCCATGGAAATCAATCACACGCAGCGCGGCTTTACCTTGATCAAATTCAAGGACCACTACGACCACCAGTGCAGTATCCAACAAAGTAGCCTTGCCACGGATGACGCAATCTGGTTCGGCGTGGATGATGCTGACCCGAAGATCATGGCATCCCAAGCAAGATCGTTTGGCCTCGCCACCGAGGAAACGGTAGGATGGGTCAAATATCCGATTCCGGAATGCGTAATCATGACCACGCGCATGCACTTGACACGCGACCAGGTTGTGGAACTGCTGCCGGTGTTGCAGTACTTCGTGGCGAACGGCACCGTGCCGCTTGAATTGCCGCCACCCAGCCAGCCAGCACCGCAGCACGCCGACATGCTGCAATCGCAAATCGCATCATGGAAAACGGAAATTGCGCGCCTGCAAGACCTCGTGGCGACTGCGGAGGGTAAGTCAGCACCACAGCCAAGCGACCTGCACGACGCGATCATGCGGACCCAATGTGATGTTGAGAAATGCAGTTCGAAGGATTGGGTGACAGCTTATAAAGAAGGCCACCGCGACGCCCGCCACGCTGCCGCAGAACTGGTGGCGGCATCTGTGCAGCAGGACAGGCAGGATGCGGAGCGCCTGGATTGGCTTGCTGCCGAATATGCGGTTGTCGAGGAAATCGGTGGCAATCGCTATCGCATCTACTGGCCGGACGGCGGATGGTGGCAGCAAGAAATGCACCCAAGCCCGCGCGCTGCCATTGATGCGGCCATCGAGGCCGCACGGAAGGAGCCGAAGTGAAGCTCACGAAATCTCAGCGCGATCAACTGCGAGGAAAGTTCGGCGGGCGCTGCGCATACTGTGGGCAAGAGCTTGGCGCACGCTGGCACGCTGACCACATGTTGCCGGTCCTGCGCGGCTATGCAGAAACGACCGACATAAACCCGCACGGCATCATGCACATGGCCCGTGACACGATAGAAAACCTCGTCCCCGCCTGCGCGTCCTGCAATCTGGACAAGGCGTCTTATTCGCTGGAGCAATGGCGCACAAAGCTAGCCGGCTCTGTTGCATCGCTGGCCCGCTATAGCTCCACATGGCGGCATGCGCATCGCTTCGGGCTTGTGGCCGACACTGCCGCCACTGTGGTTTTCCATTTTGAGCGGAAGGAGCCGAAGCCATGAGCGACA